TTATTTACCACTATAAACCTCATACCATTCTTTTAACTTACTAGTACCAGAAGATACCAATTTTTTAATAAAGTCCCAACCTATTTTACAGTTATCTTTAACATCTTTAAATATTTCTTTAGCAGTATTACATCCATTTTCATGATTTTTACATATTTCAGTTGAAATATCTAAATATAAAGTAACCAATTTTTCTTTAACGTTATTATATATTTTACTGCCATTACTAGAGATTGTTTCTTTATAGCCTGGAATATACTCTTCAATTTTATTATCTATTTTTAAAGCAATACTAATAATTTTAAGCTTTGCAGTACTACACAAATCATTAAAAGTATGTCCTTTAATTTTACCATCATAAAATATAAAATCAACTATAGTAATAAAATATTCTTTAGCTTTATCTTTAACATTATCCCAAGAATTATTGTTAACTTCATCATACTTTTTTTCAAAGTAATTAACAACATCTTCTTCAGATGTAACAGAATCATTATAGTTATCATCACTATTATCTTTAATATTTACATCATTACTATTTTGATCGTTATCTTCTTTGCTTTCATTTTTTGTATTATTTTCTGTATTATTTTCTTCATTATTTTCATTGTTATTTATTTCAAATTTTTCCATTTTGTCAGTTTTATTCTTAATAATTAAAAAACTTACAGTTGCAATAAACAATACACTAATAGTAACAATTAAAATCAAAATTTTCTTTTTACTCATACACATCACAACAATATAATATCATTAAATCTACAAAAATACAATATTGACATAACAACATATTTAAAGTATTATATATAAATGCAAGGAGTTAGAACATGAAAAAACAATACGTAACTGTAGGAACAGAAACAATTTCAAGTAATATTTTTAGAAAAATATTACGTCCACTAAACAATTATACTTTTAAGCCTACTGGTGGTCTCTGGGCATCAGAATTTAATAAATATATGGTAAGTGATTGGTATGAGTATATAATATATGAAGGTTCATATCTACAAGCAATAAAAGATATTACTCTAGCAGCTGTCTTTACATTAAAGGATGCTGCAAAAATATTAACCATAGATTCTTGTAATCAAATTAAAGAACTAGCAAAAAAATACCCATCATATCATCACATATTAGGATTATGCGAGCCACTAACCACCAAAAATAAAATATTTGATTTTGAAGAATTATCAAGAGAATATGATGGTGTTTATATTAATTATTATGGAATAAACTTTTCAAGAGAAATAGAAACTTTTAAAGATTGGAGTATAAATACACTTCTGTTATTTAATATTGACTGCATAGAAAAATATCAAAGTATTAATATAATGCCACAAAATCCATACGATAGCGAAGACTTACCTCAAATAATTAGTACAAGTAATGATAAAACAATAAACAAACCATGTGATATTTACACACACCTATATTTATACACAAAAAACTTATTCAATGAATTATTATCATTTTATCCAAACATAACTGACTATGATAATTACCTCGAAACAATTGCGGAAATTATAAAAAGATGCAAAGTATTAATAACTAACGAAAAATCAAAAGAAATTAAAGAACTATTTAAAACATTAGAAAATGAAAAAATACCATTATTTAATGAAAGGCAAAAAGAAATAGCCATTTACAATATTATTTTAAATTATTTATCAGAATATTTAATTAATAGCAAAGAAATTATAAAAGAATTACCCAAATCTATGATAAAGCAAAGAAAATGGTATGAATTTTAACTTGCTCTATCATAAATAAAATGATATAATCTTTATGCGGAGGAATCATTATGATAGATATAATAGTTGATACTATAATAGATGTATTAAAATTAATACCATTTTTGTTTGTTGCTTTTCTATTAATTGAAGTTTTAGAACATAAATTAACAAGCAAAAATAAAAACATTATAACAAAATCAAAAAAATTTGGTCCAGTAATAGGATCCCTTCTTGGTATCATACCACAATGTGGTTTCTCAGTAATGGGAACAAATCTATACATAACAAGAATAATATCATTAGGTACTCTCTTTTCAATATATTTATCTACAAGTGATGAGATGTTACCAATACTTATATCAGAAAAAGCAGATATCAAAATAATATTACAAATAATTTTAATAAAAATATTGTTTGGTATATTCTATGGAGTATTAATAGATTTGACTTTAAGAAAAATAAAGAAAAAGCAAGATAAAACAAACTATGAAATATGTGATAAAGAACATTGTCATTGTGAAAAAGGAATACTAATATCATCAATTAAACATACATTAAACATAGTAGTATTCTTATTTATTACTACATTTATAATAAACATAGTATTTCACTATGTTGGTGAAGACTATTTATCAAAAATCTTACTAAAAGGTACTATACTAGGTCCATTCATTACAAGTCTTATTGGGCTAATTCCTAATTGCGGCGCTAGTATAATATTGACAGAATTATATTTAAATAATGCTATAAGTTTATCCTCATTAATCGCAGGTTTATTAACTGGTAGTGGAACAGCACTAATAGTATTATTTAAAGAAAATAAAAATATGAAAGAAAACATATTTATAATATGCCTGTTATATACACTAGGAGTAATATCAGGATTAATTTTAGAATTATTAAATATAATAATATAAAATGTAACTATAACATAGCTACATTTTTTTATATTTCAAAACTAGTGTCATCAATAAAATTATAATTAGTTTTATATTTAAGCTCTCTGACTAATCTAAATAATGCTTCATCCTTCATTTTTGCTTCTAACATAATATCAACATCAGTATTATACTTCTTAATAAATTCAATAAACTCTATAAAATCATCACTATTTATATAATCACTATGACTTCTAAAATCTTTTTTATTTTTAGGAGAAGAAAAATGTAATTTAGGTTTAATATTCCAAGTTTTAAATATTCTTTCAATATCAATATCACTTTTATTACATTTATAATGATGATAATCAAGTACAATAGGAACATTAATCATATCAGAAATTTTTAAAGTATCACTAACATTAAATACCTTATCATCATTTTCAATAACAATGCATTTCTTTAAATAATCAGGCAATTTATTAAAATTATTAACAAATCTCTTAATAGAATTATTTTTTTCTAAAACGTTACTACCAACATGAAGTATTAGAACCTTATCTTTAATTTTCATCATGTTCAATAATTTATAATGATAATCTAAAATATCAATAGAGTTTTTAACAACATCTTTATTAGTACTATTAAGTACACAGAATTGATCAGGATGAAAATCCACTCTCAAATTATTATCATTAATAATTTTACTAATTCTATTATAATATTTTTTGTACTTAGTAGTATAATTAAATTTTACATCATCTTTAGTAGCAAGTGGAATTATTTTAGAAGACATCCTATAAAAATGAATATTATTTTTAACATTATATTTTAATATTTCTTCTAAACCTAATAAATTAGATTTAATAATATCATCAAGCTTGTCAATATTACATTTATTTAAATACTCACTATAAGTATAAGGGCTAGAACTAGTAACATCAATCGCAGTACTGATAGCCACATACCCAAGCCTAACTAACATACTATCACCTAATATTATCATTCACATAAAAACGAATTAAATACATATATTTGCATTTAATTTAATTATATGCTATAATACTAGCGATTTTGAGAGGCGACAAAAATGAGTGAAGAAAAAGCAAAATTAATTAAAGATTTAAATAGTGCAGGAATCGATATAAACTTTATAATACAAGAATCATTTTTAGGATATAAATACAGAAAAAAAGTTAATAAACTTTATGAAGAAAAAGCAGAAACACCAACAAAGTTAATTAAAATGTATTATAGTTTAGCACCAGGTAAGATTGAATTTGACAAAATGAAAAAAGCATTTATTACAAAATACATTAATAACGAAAGTGAACTTGAGGGAACACACAATAGTATAGAAATAAAAGGACTTAAAGCTATGTATGAATATATACATTCCGATGATGTTAATTATTTATTTGATGTATATACTCTTAAAGATTTAAATGCAAAATTATTTTCATTTACAGAATACCCAGAGTATGCCGGAGATTTTAGAAGATTCGATGTATATCTTCCTGGAACTGGTACAGAACTATCAGAATGGTCTATGATAAGACCTGAATTAAAAAAAATAGATATAGAAATACAAAAATTACTAGAAGATGCAAAAGAATTAAATACTAACTTCTCAACTGATAAATTACTTGAATATCTAGATAATTGTGTAGTTATTGGTTGTAAGTTAATCAAAGTACATCCTTTTGATGATGGTAATGGTCGAACAATAAGAGGATTTATTAACAAATTATTTGAAGACGTTGGATTACCACCAATATACATCAAAGCAAATGAAAGAACAGAGTATCATTTAGCAATGAATAAAGCAAATAATGAAGGAAATTATGATTACATTAAAGGATTCTATAGATATAAAGTATGTGATTCAATAATAGAACTAGATATTAATAATAGAATCAAAAAACAAGATAACGAAAAGAAAAAAATAAAAGAATTAAAAATTAATAGTTAATATCACCCCCCTATGCAAATACATAGGGGGGTTATTTTATATAAAAAAAGTGCTAACTATTTCTAGTTAGCATTTATTACTCTCAGAAGTTAATTTCCGAGTTTCCTATCAATTTGGAGCAATGACATGGGTCATTTGCGAAAAAGTAGAAACAAGTAATTGATTAAATCAATCTATTAATAGTATAGCACATATTATATATTTTAATATAAATATTTATACTAATTTAAATATATTTATATTCTTATTATATTAATTCTTTATATTATATTATTATATTATGTGTGACAAAATCATCACCCCTAGATGGACATTTTCATCACACCCTGATGGACATTTTTGTCATGTCATGATAAAATCATCACACTGTGACAATTAATTCATTTATATCCTTAATAACATTTATATTTCCTGATATAATGACTTCGTTATAATCTACACCATTCATAATCAAATCCTTTCTGTATAAATATTTATACTAATTTAAATTATTATTTATATTCTTGTTATATTAATTCTTTATATTATATTATCATATTATGTTAGACAAATTTTCCATCGTGGATAGAAATATCTTCTACCCTAGATGGAAATATTTTCTACCCTAGACAAAAAATATAAATCTTATTCAAAATAAAAAGACTAGTTATATTTCAAACTAATCTCACCAATAAATTGTAATTTGTCTTTTACAATAATATCATAAAATGAAGATATTTACTATACTTTGTTATTTCCTTTTATTTACTATGATTTATTGTTATTCTTTTTTATAATTTATCATACTTTTTCAAGTTTTTAGTCACTATTTAGTACCTAAAAAGGAGTAATTAAAAATGTATTGTAAATGTAAGTATTTAAAGCAAAGACAAAAGAATTATAAGTGGTATGGATATTGTACTAAAACGAAAAAAATAGTACCTCTATTTTGTAAGGAATGTGATGTTGTTGAATATAAAGAACAAAAGACACTCAAATCACGCACAAATAGACAAGCCAAGAGAGAAAAAGAAAGATTTAGTATAATTTATCGTGATTTAACTAAATGCTGTAATTGTGGCTCTAAAATAGGTATAGAAAAAAATGAAGTTTTTGAGGGCTCTTATCGTCAAATTTCTATAAGGTATGGAATGGTATGTCCCTTTTGTAAAACTTGTCATACTCAATTTCATAATGATATTATGCTCAACCTATTTTATAAAGTTATGTTTGAAAAGGAATTTTTGAAAACACATTCAAAAGAAGAATTTATAAAAATATTCGGTCAAGACTATATTTTTAAATTAGAGCAAAAAAAAAGAAGCTAACCAATTAAGGCTAGCCTCTTTTAATATATCACTTTCTAAAATAATTTTATATTATCCCATCTTGTTAAACCATTTTTAAGATTTAGGTTTACTTGTCTTTGCACTTCATCATAATTAGAACCTAAAGCTTTTCTACGAGCTTCACCATTACCGAAGTCACCTCTTATAGTTTTACGAACTAGATCTAAAATATCAACACTAGGAGTTGGTGCTGGAGTTGGTTTATTACTATTTAACAACTCGTTAACTTTAGCTTGAACTTCATTATAATTATATCCAGCATTAGTTAAACGATTATATCTTTCATCACCATTTCCCCATTCACCACGGATAACTTCTTTAGCTACTTCATCAACGCTTTTCTTTGCTGATGGTGTTGGAGTTGGTGCTACTACTTTCCCTATAGCTGGATTTACTATACAACCTCTAAATGTATAAGCACTACCTAGCCCCCATCTTCCATTAGTATTTCTTCTTGTACTATTCCAAAAAGCACTTCCACCATATCCGGATTCACTTGTATAAATAGTATTGCTGTCTATAATTTTTTCAACAACAGCTACGTGACCTGCTCCATCGTTTCCTGACAAAGTTCCTTTTTGCCAAACCATAATACCACCTAAAGTTGGTACTGATGATATTTCTAAGCCATAAGTATTTTTAGCTCTTTCAATAAAATTTTCAGCATTACAATTTAATGATGGATATTTCATAGCACCAATTATTTCATTGAATCTTCCACAAGCATAACCAACACAATTAGACAATACATTACATTGACTATCAGTAGGACTACCTTGGATACAAGTTGAATATCCACCTTTACTTTTAGTAATAAAAAATTTATTTCCTGATGTAGGTTTAGTCGTTCTTATATTCATTTTCAATTTCACCGTCCTCTACTAAAATATCCATTCCATCTTCATTGAAAGTTGTTTGTACTTCCAATTCTTCAACTTCTTTTGTTGTTTCTTCTACAACGATTTCTTTTTCTTCCATTTTAATTCCTCCTTTAAATGAAAATTATTTATAAAAAAGAGAGCAATTTATTTGCCCTCTCCTTTACCATTATTAAAATTACTTAATCCATTAGAGCCTAAGCTAATTGATATAGCTGTTAGTAAATATATAACTATATCTACAGCCCTAAATGTTCCCATAACAATATTTGTTATAGTCAATAATATAAATGCAATAAAAAAACTCCAATACTTCGTTGGAATCTTTTTTATATACTTTAACCCTTTAGTAAATTCTACCACCATAAATACTATAGTGACAAAACTTGCATAAGTGGTTAAGGTGTCCCACGAAAGAAAATTATCCATATTCTACCTCCTATCACTTTCTCATAGAATCTTCAATATTATCAAGTCTATGATGAGCTGATTTAGTAGAAGATTCTACCGCCGACACTCTTTCAGCTAACGATTGTAAAGATTTTGATATATCTTTATTATCAAGCCTTATTTCATCAACATTTTTACTAATTATATCTAATTTAGTATCAATTTTAGTTGTTGTTGCTACCTCCTCTTTGGTTTCTTGTTTAGTATTCCTTTTACTATTCATATAAAAAGTAGCATAACCAATAATACCTCCAATAATAGTGAACACTAAGCCAACTGATATACTATCCATATTTAATCCTCTTTATTACTTTTGCTTTCTACAGGAATATCAGGAAATTCCACATTATATGGAAATCCCTCTTGTTTAGTAATATCTCTTAGCTTTTGTCTATACTCAGCCCATTCACCATTAAGAATCTCATTAAAATTAGTAAAGAAAGTTTTAATTGTTGATAATAAATTACCTGCTGTTATTTCACTAGGAATATTTAATCCTATTCTATCTAGTAATAAGTGTTGATCACTTTCAGCTAATAACTTATCTCTTACTTCCCTTACTTTATTAGCCATAGCTTCATAATCTCTAGTTTTAGCTAAAACTAGCCAATCATTTAAGTTATCATTTATTGCTTGCTCTAAATCATTTCTATAAATAGTAGTGATTTTATAAACTGAGTATTCATAAAGTGTTTCATCTTCTTCTTGAATCTCTTTTACATCATCAAAAAAAGCAACTTCAATTAAGTTGCCTTTTCTATCACCTATTTTGAAACTTTCCGGAGCTATTGTACTTCTTGCTTTCATTTCTTACAACCTCCTTACATTTCTTGTAATCAATAAATGGTTTAATATATTTTTGTTGATAATTATATGAATCACAATGTTTTAACCAACCACTATAACTTAACATAGCGGAAGCGTCTTTGAAATTCAATTCTTCTTTTTTAGAAATCTTTTTTGCTCTTCTTTTTATACGCAAAAAATTACTTCTTCTTAAAGTAGTATATCCTCTATAAAATCTATATCCTAAAAAATCAATAGGACGACTTTCGGTTTTAAATAATTGCCAATTTTCTTTTATAGTCAATTTTTCATTTCCTAAAAATTCTTCAATAGCGTATTTAACTTTTCTTAATTCCTTTTTATTATTTGAAAAAAGAACCATATCGTCCATATAACGAATATAATATTTTACTTTCAATACTTCTTTAATATAATGATCTAAATCCTGTAAATAAAAATTAGCAAACCATTGAGAGGTATAATTACCAATAGGTAAACCCTCTTTACCGCTATCAATAATAACATCTATTAAATCTAGCGTATCTTTGTCCTTTATTATTTTTCTAAATTTAGATTTTAATATATCCTTATCAATACTAGGATAAAACTTTTTAACATCAAGCTTTAAACAATATTTAGTATATTTCCTATCATTTACTAATATTCTTTTTAAATAATTCATTCCTCTTTGGATTCCACGACCTTTAATAGAAGCACAGCATAATTCATACATACCTTTATAAATAATTGGTTGTATTTGTAGCATTAAAGCCCAGTGCACTACTTGATCCGGATAAAATCGAGGCTTATAAATTATTCTTTCTTTTTTATTAGCTCCATCGTGTATTATCATTTCAATATACGGACTAGGAGTATAATTTTTTTCTTTTAGCATTTTTTGAACCTGCATAGCATAATAAGTAGGAGAATCTAATATTTTTTCAACATTTTTTCTCTTAGTTTTACCCGTACTAGCTTTACAAATTGCTAATTCAATATTGTCTAACTCAACTATTTTTTCATAAATAAATCCTTTTCTTTTCATTCATTGTCACCAAATTCTTATATTTGCCTGCCACTTTTTCGAGAAATTCCATCTTTCAGGAGATAAACCTACTAAAGCAACCCAGAACGACTAATTTTCAGCAAGGGCTGAGGAAAATGATGTGTAAGTTATTTTATATAAGTGGTCGAGCACCGGTCGTAATACCATAATAAGAGGAAGTTTCAGCAAACCACCAATACCACAAGCCGACATAAGAAAGTGTACCATCAAAAGCACCGCCGACAAGAGAGGCTTAATTAAGACCGAGCCAACACACCAAATCCCTTAATGTGTATTTTAAATATAATAAGTCGAGCACCGTTACTGATGTAAACATTAGACGAAGTATTGTTCATAGTCCAACACCACAAGCCAGTACGCTCAGTATCGGTAGTATAAGCACCGCCGACAAGATGGTTGGAAGTATGACAGCACTCATACACATCATTTCCCTATAAATAAGTAGTCGAGCACCGATATAGGCTATGTAAGTCGAGGACATAACACTAAAATCCCAAGAACATAAGCCACATCTAAAATCATCAAGCCAACGACCGCCGACAAGTGATAATAGAAGTTAAAAGTACTTTTACACATCAAGTCCCATATAATAAGTCGAGCACCGATATTGATATTAGTACCAGTAGAAACACTCCAACAGCTCCAACACCACAAGCCAGCTAACGAACTTTCAGTAAAGCCTCCGCCGACAAGAGCAAAATTAAAGAGCATAACAGCACTCATACACATCAAGTCCCATTATCAAACTAAGTAGTCGAGCACCGACAACGCCATACGCACTAGAAAGCTCCGTGAAATTCCAACACCACAAGCCACCAGCTGAGCCATTATTCCAACCACAGCCGACAAGAGCAAAAGCATTATAAAAAGCACTCATACACACCAAGTTCCTAAAGAACAAATTAAGTAGTCGAGCACCGATGGTAGTCCACATATTAGAGGAAGCATTATTGAAATTCCAATACCACAAGCCAGCCTTGGAAGTGTTGTTCCAATTACCGCCGACAAGAGCAAAGAAACCAATAAGTAGCTAGAACTACAAACCGGTACAAAACACATCAAATCCCTTATAAGAAGTCGAGCACCGATGTCGGTAGTGGTAAGACCGGAAGTAGCACTCCAACTAGAAGCAAACAACCCATCTTCAAAATCACTGCTCCACTGACCGCCGACAAGAAAATCAGCAAAACAAAGGACATCTACTCAACTACACATCATTCCCCATAAGGTAATTTTATTTTTATAATCGACTAAAGTCGATTCTTTTTATGGGAGGCTGGTCGCCCCCAAACCCCCACTTTACTGGTTTCTAAGAAGTCGAGCACCGATGTCGGTAGTGGTAAGACCGGAAGTAGCACTCCAACTAGAAGCAAACAACCCAGCTTCAAAATCACTGCTCCACCGACCGCCGACAAGTGCAATCCTATCTCCCTCAGCTTGGTAATAATAATCACACATATTAGTATCACTACTTCCAGTTGATTCAGTAGCTAACGCTACCATAGGATTAGCGGAATCATATCCTAGCTTAGAAGCATATCCGTTAGCGGTTGCATTAGTATAACCTAAAGCTTTATAACTACCACTAAATGTATCTACAGCATATTTATTGGAATCATAGCAAATATAAGCTTTTCTATCTTTAATATTAATTCCATCAACAAATTGCCATATATTACCGAATATATCTTCAATACCTCTATAAATCATAGAAGTATTATCAGTTCCATCTTTGCTTCCTGACTTCATACCCAGTACATCACAACCACCACTATTTATTGGTGCTGTGTGAGAGCCATTAGTATAACCTAAACCAAGTTTAGATTGACTATTATAGTCAGCATATTCTACTAAGTAAAGCATTTGTAAGATAAAATAGTGCCAGTCCATTTGACCGAATCCAGCTCCTAAACTTCTTGCATAACTTCTAAAGTTTGTAATAGTTTTATTTGTGAATGGTGCGTATCCACTTCTACTATAAACTCTTGATTCACTACCTGACATAGTATATCTACCAACCGAAAACTCTTCACTTTTAATATAACCAGCTAATTTATTTTTTGAGATTAAAATATATTCATAATTTTCATCTCTATATCTTTTCCAATAAAATTCAGGTATCTTGGTAAATACATCACCATTTGAACCATCAAATTTAAAGGTTGGATCACCATAATAGGCGGTTATTTGCTTAGCTGTTATATCATAATTGTACGAAATTATATCACTCCACGGATAAATTTCATCAAAATCATTTCTTACAGGCGTTGTTCCTACTTGAGCGTTAGCTACAAGTCCCACAGCGTCTTTTATTCTCTCCCAAGCTGATGACGATGTAGTTAATGACCTTTTAATACCATATATTTTATTTATATTTTTAGTATCAATAGCACTAACATTTATTGTTCCTCTTGCTACTAAATTTTCATCATCACTATTCAACAATGAATATTTGAAAGTTATATCTATATCTTCATTAGGTAATTCAGTAGTTATTACTTTAAATCCACCTGTATAAGATAAAGTATAAGCAATATTTAGTTTAGCTTGATTTTCAATATCCAACATTCCATCAACAATAGTTTGAGCTGTAATGTCCTCATTTATTATATCATATTCGTAGTATCCTGTACTAGAGTTTTTAGTCCAGTTAGCCACGAGTAAAGTAGTAGAATATCCAAAATCTCTATTTTTAAATGATACTTCAATTCCATTTTCAATATTATTCATCTTCTCAGCTTCTACAAGAGTTCCATCTTGAGCAACCTCACCCGGATCTTGAGTTAAAGTTATAATATTGTTATCTTGGTCTTTATATCTATTAGGAAATTGAACTATTCTATCTTTCCAATTCGTTTTATTATATTGTTTCATAAACTAAACTCCTCTCCACAATATATCAAACCTGCATATTGTTTTATTTTTACAAAGCCGACAGGCTCTTGATTATCAGGCTTAGCATACAAACCAATACCATTAGCTCCACAATAGAAAGTATTACACTTTCTTAATTCTCTCATACAAGAATCAATAATACCTTTTATTAAAGTTAAATCTTTTTCAAGAATATTAGCTTTAATATAATCCATTGTTTTACTAAATTCTATTTCTTTATATTCTTCACCTAGATTCATACCATTTTTTAAAGTTAGAATATTTTGTCTTATTCTATTTATATCTTTAATGTGAGGTATGTCTTTAACATTCCAATCAGTTTTTACTTCTATATTGATTGGATAATAAAAAAAATCACTATTATTTAGTAGATTCATTATATATTCACAATTACTTTCTATTCTATTTAAGTCAGTATAATTATAAGCACCTTTATTATTGCTATTAGTTGGATCTAATTTTATTAAATCAACATCAGCTTGTGTTCTATCATATATAGGATCTATCCACGCCATTAGTTATCACCTACTTTTACTACTACACTATTACCAGACCAAGCTCCATCATAGTTTATATTGTTTTCTACTAAATAACCAATTAAACTATTACTAAAGTCAGTTTCTATAGGAATAATCTCTCTAGTATCTTTTACAATATCTCCTCTATTTTCAAAAGAGTAAATATTTCTATTGTTGTACCAGTTTCCTATAAAGTCTTTTAATTTAGTTTCTTTTGAGCTTTCAACCATTTGAGTAATCAAATCGTTTTTATATTCAATATTCTCACCATCATCATTAAATTGTTTTGAATCTATTGTTTGACTATTATTTATTTTCTTACCTGATACTTTTAAAGATATTGTATCTTCACCAGTATTAGTAATTTTTAACATTGCATATCTACCATAATAATTAGCACTAACAATAGTTCCGCCTGTTATAGTAGCTGATATGTCAGTTGCTAAGTCATATTCTATTTCAATAGTCTTTGTTCCTGTTATCTCTAAAGATTCATTTTTAAACAATTCACTTACATTATATTCCTTAGAATAATGATTTATATATATGATAGTATTATGTAGCTCACTTTGTACTTTAACTACAGGATTGCTAGTAATAAAATCATAACTCATTCCATCAGGATTTAATACATAGTTAAAAGGTTGAATATTTATAACATTCTCTCTATTAGTAAATAAAATACAATTCCCAGTAGTTGCTATTATTTGAAGTAATTGTCTAGCTTCTAATTTAGGTAAAGGTGCGTCAGTCTTAATCGACTTTAAGCCACTCCATAAATTATATTGGCTACTATCTATATTACTATCTTCTAATACATCTACCGCCAAATCATACAAACTTCTACCACTAGAATTATACACTCCTTTTTTATATACTTTAGTAAGATAATTGATAAGTGAAGTCGTACTAAATGATACTTGATTTTCTCCAACCTCTACCGAACCAGTAAGAAGCATTTTTCCACCTAATATCCATTCAATAGTTCCATCGTCTAATTGATAGCCCCATTCATAAGAAATAGGTTGTTGCTGTAATATATATCTATACCAGCCTTGTGGATTATCAGGATTAAACAATTTATTCATATTATCAATAGTAAACTTAAATGTATGAGTAGGAAGCTCCGAGTTTATCATTGTTGTTTTTTCTTTACTTTCAGCACTAATTAAGTTCTCATCGGTATATGTTTCCATAATACCAAATAGTAATTGATTTACTCTTATTCTCCTATAAGGTAAACTAGATTCTATAAAATATATTTCAATTTTATTCCATCTAACTAACTCTTCATTATCAGCAAAAATTAATCTATCACTATAACTACTCAAAGTATAATCTTTATCCATAATCATAGTGCTATCTCTATATGCTTTTACCTTTAGTTTTTTTGCATAGTTTTTATCAATACTATCAAAAACCATTGTAAGTCCTAAAGTAGTTAAGTAAACGCTTGATGTAAGAGTTATACAAGCTTTATCACTAAACAAACAATTTTTATCACTCATATAAGAACTCACATAAGTTTGTTCAAGTTCTTCACTACCATATATTGGCTGACTATCATTAAGAAGCCAAAAGTTTTTTTCAAGTGTAGCATAATTTTTAGATTGAGGTATTGTTGTTTCTTTGATATTATCTAAGTCACTAAATATCTCTTCACTATTACTTGATAAGTCCGGATTAGTTTCCGGATCCACTATATTAAATTTAACTTTCAAAAACCCAAGATTTCTCTTAGGTTTTTTAAGTTGTTCAATCATATTTTTACTTGCCATAATCTAATACCCCATATCAATAATGTTTACTTTAACATTTTTATATTCAATAGGTTTTTGTACTGACTGATAGTTTTCCCATTTACTAGGTTCACCACTCAAATTTCCAAAGTAAAACCTACGAATAACAACATCAAGTTCATCACTATCATAATAAGTTAAAAGAACTTCAAAATTAGCTACTTTCTTTTTCAACCAATTATAATCTTCTAAAGTTAAAATAGGAAAGACTATGTTATTAAACTTATTTATTCTCCTATTTATAGGTTGAGCTATTGTTTGTCCTCTAGTATTACGAGTACCTTTTACTAATTGCTCATTTTCTTCTAAATATCCTACTTGAGGATTACTAGGAAGAGCTTCACCATTAAATAAAAACAATGGATTTTTACCTTTTTTTATCATTAGTTATCCCTCCTTAATAAGCAAATGATGGATTTTTTCCACCATCATAACCTTTGTCTTTCTTATTTTTATCATAAACATATACTAAATCATCACCATCAGCGGTTAATTTTCCAGTAATATTTACATCTACCTTTTGAGAAGTATTATTCATATTAGATTCTTCAAGAGCTTCTTTCATAGTTTCTTTCATCATATCTCTTGGAGATACAATTTCCGGATTGGATCTTGCATTAGAATATTCAGCAACCCTTACTATAGTTTCTTTATCTAGTACGCCTCCGGTTTCTAGGCTAGGTATTTGTGGAACATTTACAAGTTTTATCAATCCTTTAAATGGTTCTATTCCTAAGAATGATATATCCCTGACAGTCTTTAAAGCTCCATTTATTGCATTAAATGGTATAGAAACAACTTTGTTTATACCAGCTATTAAAGTATTAACTACTGACCTAAACGCATTGAATATACCATCTTTAATACCACTAAAGATTCTTCCACCACTAGAGAATATATTTTTTACACCATTCCAAGCATTACTAAATATGTTTTTAAAGAATGTTGCCACTGATGAGAAGATATTTTTAATACCATTCCAAGCGTTTTGAGCTCCATTCTTCATAGTATTCCATATACCATTAAATAGATTAGCTAAAGGCTTAATAACAGCATTATTAAACCAAGTGCTTACTACTGACCATATAGACACTATAATATCCCAAGCACCTTTAAATATTGCTCCTATAGTATTAAATAAACCAGTGAATAAAGAAGCTACAGCGTCTATTATTCCACCTAAGAAAGTTTTTAAGCCCTCCCAAGCTTTACTCCAATCACCAGTAAATACTCCTGTAATAAAGTCCATTACGCCACTTAGTGCGTCAATGATACCACCTATTATTCCACACAAACCAACAATAACAGGTTCTAGTACATTCATAATTACATCAATAATTGTATCTATTATTGGTTTCAAGAACTCCCACACTGAGCCAATAGCTATAATTATTCTTGATATACAATCTAAAACTTTATCAACTACTGGAGCTAAATAAGTTTCATACATTGTCACTACCCAAGCCATAATTTCTTGAGCATATCCAAATAAATCAGCTAAAATACCTAATACTACATTTAAAGCACTTTGGAAATTATCACTCATAACCCAATTCAATAAAGAATTAGCTATACTATTAACAATATCTTGTATGCCTATAAATATATCAGCTATAGCTTGAATTATTGCTGTTCCATTTCCAGCGTTATTCCAAGCATTAGCTAGAGCCTGAGATAAAGCTCCAACAATATTGAATACATTAGTCCACATTTCTAAGATATTTTCGACTATTTTTTGTCCTGTACCATTAGTCCATACTTCAAATATAGAACTAAATACAGCTATTCCTAGACTTTTTATACCCTCAAAAGCATTTTTTAAACTATCTATAAAAGCTTTACCTTTGTTATCCCAAGCTTCTTTTATTGGATCAAATAAAGTAGCTAATAATTTTTTAGCTTTATCAATCCAATCAAAAAGAAAATCAAGTTTATCCATATCTACAGGCTCTACAGTTATAGGCTTGTTGTCATTACCTGATCCAGTATCGGTGCTGACAGTATGGAACTCATCTAAACTAGATTGAGTATCACTTAATTTTTTAGTTGATTTAGCTTGACTATCCAAGGCTTTTTTATTAGCTCTTGCAACAAGATTTATTCCTGTAAGAGCTTCAACAAAAGCATTTACATAGCTTACAGCTTTTGAAAATAAACTAATAACAAACTCTAATATTGGTGCTAATAGACTTCCTAGAACATTCCAACAATTTTGAATAGAATTGCTTAATTGTGTATCATAACTTAAATATGATTGCATAGCTTTACTAACCATACTAACCGCTGTTCTAACGCTTAGTAATCCCATAGCAAATCTTTTTATGGATTTTATTCCATTATTAAATGTTGAAGTAAAACTTTTACCTAAGCCTTTGCTACTTGATAAAGTGGCTTTAAATTTACTTCCTAAACTAGCTATATGTGTTCCAGCACTTTTTATTTTAGCTTTTATTTTATCAAAAGCACTAGAAATTTCTTCTCCAGTGTTTCTTCCTTGATTTTGTAGTTTTTTTAATCTATTTTCAAGTTTTTCAATATCAGCTTCAATCTTTAAAGTATCACCAACTTCAAACCCCATATCAGCTTGAGATAACAAATATTTTAAATCTTCTATTTTTGATTTTAAATATTCTTGTTGTTTAGCTGTTTCTTGAATAGAATTACTATATCCTTTCATTTGAGCTTTCATTTGTGATACGCTAGAAGCACTTTTACTAGCCATATCTTTTGCTTGAGTAGTTAGATTTTTCATAGGCTCAACACTCTTAGCTACAGCCGATTTAACTTCATCGGTTATTTTTTTAATACCGCTCATAGCGTCAGTAATATTAGCCCTTATAATTATTTCTAATTCTTCTATTGTAATAAGTCATCACCACCATTCCTTTGTGTGATTCCTTATTATTCTTTTCCTTTCGTTTCTTGCCTCAACTCTTCCGTCAATTCTAACATTAAATTGACTAATTCCTCTCCCTCACTTGCTTTTCTTTCAAATACACTTTGTCTTGCTAATTCCTCTTTAAATAAATCCGGATAAATTTCTTTAATAAGATTTACATTTTTAGGATTTTTAGCTGTCATACCTGAGCCTATCATTTTATTACCCAAATTTTCAGCTAACAAGATTCGTGATTTAATTTCTTGCTCATATTGGAGAGAACGAGATTCTACATACAAAGCTACTTCTCTATAAATAGAATCCCAAAACTCGTGAGGTTTCATTCCAAATCTATAAGCTAAAGGTTCTAAATCATATATTAGATCTATATAATCTAGCCTTTGTATCCTTTGAACTCTTCCGCTACTACTTCTCCCATTACTTTTTCCGCTGTATTGGTAATTACTTGATTGATGTCGAAGCTGGCTAGCGGATTGTCCATTTGAGCCTTTATTTCTTCCTCCGTCATCTTTTTGCCGAAAAAACTTTTATCATTTATCTCCTCAGCTAGTAATTTATATATAGCTTCATAATCAGTTTCATTCTCATTAACATAAGCTTCCATCATATCATAAACTTTGTTAGAATCGTTATTTAATTCTTTCTTTGTTTCGTCATCAGCAAAGCTTAAAAGAGCGTCAGCTAAGAACTCAAAATCTACATCGTTTAGAGCCTTAAAAAAAGCGTCCCTTAAATTTTTAACCTTTAATTTTTTATTCATAGAAACTATTTTTTTCATAGTTGCTGTAAATGAATATTCTTTATCTTTTACTTTTAAAATCATAATAAAACCTCTTTCCTTTATTTTTATTTTTTATTAGTAGCTTTTTCTACCTTTTTAGTTTCCTTACTACTTGTTTTTTCTTTTATTTCTTCAAATCTAGGATTAGAACGGAAGTGTTTAAGATGTTCCGCATTGGTAATATCCCAAACACGACCAGTTTCCTTATTTTTAAATTTAGCCATTATTTATCACCTATTAGCTACCTGATTGAGTTGGAGCTACTGGTAATCCGTGACTTTCTTTTACACTAGAATTTCTATATAAAGTTAAAGTATCTTTAATAATATCTCCAGCTGTAATAGTATCACCAGTTAAATCCATTTGAGCTGAGAAAGATTTAACTAAAGGACTTTCTCCACTAGCACAAGTAGATTCAGGATAACGAATGAAGAAATAATAACTTTTATTGCTATCAGCTTTAGTCTTTAATTCATCGTGTTGTTCACTCTTATAAAGAACTGGGATAGCTGGAGTAGTTGCTTTTTTACTACCTTTACTTTGTTCTTCTCCGTCCATATCAGTAGTTTGATATGTCACAGCTTCTGCTGGATCTTCTATTGCTGGAATTTCCTCAGTATACATAATTAAAGTTAAATCGGATTCACTTGGATATTCCTTTTCACTTATATAAATTTTAGTTAAAGTACCTGTTTTAGGTGTCATATATATTCCTCCTTTACCTATTTTACTTTTTCTAAACTATTTGTGAGAGCATTATAAAACACCTCATAATTTCCTCCGTAACGATGACATTTAGTGTTCTCGTCATAAAGGTTTATAGGTGTTCCTGTTCTCGTAAAATTATATCCTCTTAATTTACTATCTATTTCATCAGCAAGTTCAATACTGGTGGCTTTCTTTTTAGTCCAAGCCTCACAAGTAATTGAGAATCTTGATAATATTGGTAGTTCCTCTCCGTTTACTTCGTCTAATCTCATTGGAGCTTGTACTACTATACAAGGAAATTTACTATCTCCATTAGGATTTTCTCCTACTACTTGTTTCATAATAGTTTCTAATATAGTTATTACCATATCGTAAAACTCACTTACTTTAAATTCTTTCACTTTAATACCTCCATCAACATTTTTCCTATTCTCTCATTTACTAAATCAGCATTTTCCTGACGAGAGGAAAAAGAAGCCGGACGCATAAATGGATATGGTTTAGTAGCAAACATTAAATAGAATTGTTTCCCATCTATTACTATTATTCTTTCAGGACTAAATTGTCTATCTACCTTTTCTACAGGCAAGAACCAATATCTATATCCACTTTGAATAAAGGTCTTAGTTTGTCCTATGTGTGGTAATTCAGCTTTAGTTCCTGTACCATATTCCAAAAATGGTGCGTGAGAAAATAAATCTTTGTTAGTATAAACTCTACCAACAACTTTACCTTTGTCAAAATCCAATATTTCAATAGGAATAAGTTTCTCATCTTTATTTCCACGCTTATTTTTCAAAGCTTTTTCTTGAGTATTTTTTAAAGAATCTTCAACACCTAATTTAGCTGTTTCAGGAAGCTTTTTAATTATAGTTTCCATCTTCTTTTCAAAACTTTTAAGATTATTTTTATTCCAACTTATATCAATCATAACTATTCTCCGTTATTAGTAATTAAAGTATAAAGTGTTGTTTTACCTATTTGTGGCTTATTTTCAACTAAATAATAAGGTTTTTTATCATTTTTAACCTTTTTATCATCATCTACTTCTAAAGGACTAAAAGATATTCCATCACCTTTATCTATATCGACTTTTCTATCAATACGAAGTTTAACAATTTCATAGTCTATTTCACCAGCACTATTGCGGTTTAATTCGTCTATGTCTTGCTGTGGATTTAACATTTCTTCACCTTTATAATACCAATCAGTAGTATAATCACCCTTTATCAGTTTTTTTTCAGGTTTGTAAATGTATATTTTGGATAAGTTCTTTATCCTCATTTCATCACCCTAATAGATCTAACTTTTTGAGCTAGTTTTTCTTCTATATCTTCATAAGATGTAGATAAACTTCCCTCAGTAGAACTAGAACTACCCTCATCTCCTCGTAAAAGATATGCTGATTTAACAGCCTTATAAACATACGGATATAATTTTTCATCGTCTTTTGAACGATTAGAATTGTTGGAGGCAATAGAAATATAATCATCAATAAAATCCGACAATATACTATCGTCCCCAGTTTTAAAGTTCACGCTAAGGTCATCTTTTAACCTTTTTAGCATTTTACTTTTAGCTTCTTCTTTCATTCTATTACCCTCCAATTCTAATTATTTTATTCCTCAGGAATTAAAGCTAATAAATCATCTTTTTTCATATCTTCACTAGCTTCAATATCAAGAGTTTTAAGATAAGCTACTAATTCTTTTTTAGTATAATCCTTAATAGCTTTTTCTTTAGGAGCTTCTACTTCTTTTAATTCTTCGTAAGCGTCACTTCTTGCAAATTGCTTAGCAACTTCCTTACTATTAACTAATAAAACAGCTCCTGATTCTTTACATAAAAACTTTCTCATAATTTAATTCCTTTCTTCTCTTTATTTTTTTATTTAACTACGCTCTAGTGTAATATGTTTCTTCACTATCGAATGTAGCACTTGATGGAACAGCTGTATATTCACCTTTATTATAAGTGTAATAAGTTGTACCACTAGCAAATTGTGTAATTTTAGCTTCTGTATAAGTATAATCACAATCGTATAAGATAATTTCAGGTACTAAAGCTTCTCCACCTGAGTATGCGAATAATTCAAGTGCTATAGCGTCATCGAATGGTACTTTTTCAGCCCCATACTCACTTGTATAGTTTGGCAATGCTATAGCTTCTTTTAACATAACCATAGCTGGAACATCACTTGGCATACGATTAGATTCATAAGTGATAACTGATTGATACATACCAATAGCTCCATTTGATGGAGTTGTTCCGTTAGGTAGGCTATCTAAATAATCTTTTAATTCACCTTTATATTTAGTATTTACTACTAAAGCTATTAACTCTTCATCTACACCATCAACAAAATCATTTTTAGTCACTTTAGCTGTACTAATTAATCTATCAACGATTTTCTTAGTTGTATCTCCACTAACTCTTTCAACTTGGATACCAGCGTCACGACCAATTCTAAAGAACTTTCTATCATAGTAAGTCTTGATGACATCTTGAGCGTTTTTACTTCTCTTTTTAGCCATACCATCAACACCATATAATTTAAGGTCTTTTTCTTGTAATTCTTCAATGATTTCTTTATCATCATCAATATTTACAGTGACTGGTTTAGCTTTTACTTTATTACCCTTTCCGTTTGCTCTTGCTGTTCCTTTTTCTTGGATTACTGCATTTGCAAATCTCTTATACTCTACACTTCCTGTAGTAGGATCTCCACTACCATTTTTAGCTTTTAAAGCTTCACTGACACAACCTGATTGGATATTTTCAATAACTCCGTCAAGTGTTTCAGCTAGACTATCCATAACATCATCGTTTAAATAGTCTTGAATATTTAATGAATTTTGTTTTGCCATATTAAATCACTCTCCTCTTCCTTTTTTGGCAATAACTAAACGCTAAATCTTGATACTCTTTCACTATTTGAAGAAATATTAGCGTTTACTGTCTTAGGAGTAGTTTCTTTTAATCTCTTATTCACTTCATTTTCAACAGCACTATCAAATACTTTCTTTATGTTTTTAATAGTAGGCTCTACTTGTTCAGCCTTAATGCTTCTAAAGTCTATAAGATTCAATAAAGAAACATCTACCTGAGTTTCAGGAATATTAGCCATCTTAATTGCTTCTTCTTTTAATTCATAAGCACTTAATCTTAATTCAGCTTCTTCCTGTTTTTTTTGAGCTTGTTCTAGCTCATAATTTCTACGCTCATCATCTTTCATCTTTGCTAATTTTTCGGCTTCACTTTGTTTAGCTTCTTGTTCAGCTTCCCATTTAGCCTTAGCTGTTTCTAAAGATTTTTGAACTTTCCTATCAAATTCACTTTGATAATTAGATTCTTTCAACATTTCGTCAAAAGTCTTAGGTACATTAGCACCTGCATTTTGGTTTTGTTGAACATTGTTATCAACAACACCATTTGAATTATTTGTGTCCATTCTTATTCCTCCTTTGTCCCAAGCCATTTACTTTTTTAAGTCCCCAGCTCATTACATTTACACAAAACTCCATTGTTGAGCCACAATAGAAAGGCATTAAAAAAAGGAATGTAGCTATCATTCCTCTTAATAATCATTATTTAGTGCTATTTTATAAGCACTATATCAACAATAAAGTATTTCTTTACTATTGATATACTACCTATAAAAAGTAGTATAGAAAAACAGCACCTTATTTAGTGCTGTCATCTAATATATCTATTAACCTCTCGGCTTCTTCCTGTTCCAAATTGATTGCTATTTGAACTATTAAATTATCCCATTCACTATCACTCAATTCTTTATCAGGAATATCAATATTTTTTGATTCTAATAACTCTATATCTTTTATAGATAAAATCTTTCTAGGATTATTCATTCTTCTTACCTCTTCCCTTATATGCTGTCTTGACACTTAATTCTTCTATATCAATAGCAACCATTTTTTTATCTTTGAAGAAAACCTCACTATTATTTATAGGACTATACCAGTGATTAGTTGGATCTTCTAATATATTTTTTATATCTTCCTTAGTGATATTTCTATCTATCATTCTATCAATGGTATGTAGTTTTATTTCACCAATAGTTCCAAAGTCTTTGGCTTGAACATTTCTTAAATACTCTCTTGTATCATTTACTTTTTCATAATAACTATTAAATGATAAAGTTTTCTTTTTTTCACCTATTTCTAGGTCTTTTTTATAATGTTTTCCTATTTCCTCTTTGAGTTTTATTTCTTCATAATAATTGCTATTATTATACCTTAATTTAGCGTATTCTTCAAGGCTTTCAGGTACTTCACTAGGTATTATCCTTTTTAACTGATTATACTCGGCTATAAGCTCATTATACTTCATTTCAGTAAGATAAGTAATCGTACTTCTACAATAGTGAAAATGATTATTAATTGGTGGCAAATTAGCCCCAACTTCTAGTCCTTTAATTGTATAAAGAACATCTCTTTTATCATCATCACTATATCTATAAAATCTATTCCAATCATTAACATAGAATAACATACCATTCATACCATCACACATCTTAGTTGTTCTATCATCAATTTCAGCAATAAATCTAGCTCTTAATTTCTTTTGTCCTACATCTTCACCAGCTTTTAATAATGATTTATTGGCTATTTCCACAACTTGACTATCTAAAGCACCGCTTATTTTATCATCATTTATAGAAATATATCTATTTTGTTGCTTTTTTAAGATGTTTTTAAACACATCATCTTCTATATTAGGCTTTTTATTTTGCTGTAATTGGATAATAGTTTGTCTTTCTATTTCTTGAGCGTTAGTTAGTGCTAAAGCTTCAATATATGTTATCCAACTGCTACCTTTTACATTAGGTAAACATAGCATAGACCATATATATTCCCAAGTTAAACTCCATTTTTTCTTTTTAGTAGGTTTTATTTCATCAATACCTTGTTTATATAAATCTTGTCCTATTTCAGTAAATAAGACTTCCTCATATTCGTCTAACTGACTTCTTTCTTTTACAAAAGCACCCCACAATAATATACTTAACATTTCTTGATTAGTAATATATCTCTTATTTAGAATTTCTATAACTTTATATTCAAAATATCCTTTTAATAATTCAAGTTGTTTCCATTCATCAACAACCCTAGATAATTTTTTCCTTTGGTTATTAGAAATAGGCTTATTTAGATCCATATAATTAAAATCAATACCATTAAATATATCTTGTATATTATCTTGAGTTTTTAAGTTAGTTTTTTTATAAATTCTAAGATAATCTTTTAATTTTAAATCAGTGTAATTCCATCGGTTATTCAGGATAGTTTTATTATCCATTATATATCACCTACTTTTCTTGGCTATTTTGCACACTTGCGTCTTGATTAGTATTAGACGCATTTTTTGTTTCTTTTGCGTCTTGATTATTGTTTTCTTCTGCTTGAGCGTCAGCTCCATCTTTACCGAAAGATTCAATCTTTTTCATATTTGCTTCAAGATTTTCTTCACTTTGTGTTTTCATTTTTTCTATTTCACTTGAAGCGTCTAACTCATCAGGTAATAAGTTGATGACAGTTTCATCACATACTAATCCTCTTAATGATAAAGCTCTATCAGTTTCGGCTTTCTTATCAGTAGGCATATTTCTTTGAAGCTTTATTTTTAAGTTTCTAAAGTCATATTTTGTACCTTTTTTTAGATTAATTCTAGTAGTAAAGGCTTCCCACATAGCTAGTAATTCTTTTCTAACTGATTTATCTAAGTAAGTGATAGATTGTTCTAGTGGAAAGAATTTCTTTTCTAGTGCTGAGCTATTATCGGCATTAGTAAACCCTAAATCATTAACATTAGGACAACAACTAACCATAAATATTAAATCTATAAGTGTTTTCTTATAGTTTTCTAAAGCACCATCATTGATATTTTTTTCTACCCATTCAATACTTCCACCCTCACCGGCATAGAATACAGGAGCTTGTAATACTACTTCATCTTCCTTTTTTCTCTTTTCATTAGGTATCCATATAATATTACCCTCTTCATCGTGTTCTATTTCTCCGTTATCATTTCTTTTTTCAATTAAAGTATCTTCTCTAGGTTCATAACCAGTCACCATTAGTTTTGCGTCATCATTGTATTGGAAAGTATTACCTGAGTTCTTCATAACTCTTTCATATTTAGCAATACTAGGTTTTGCTAATTCAAAACAAGCTAATCCATCAGGATTTTCTATTGCTATACAAGGAACACAACCCCAATTGATCGTTTCTCTTGCTTCTTCATCTTCTCTAAAGTCATCACCTTTTAATTTACTATTTTTAAAATAGTATTTACAATCTTCGGTAGTGACTACAACCATATCAAACTTTTCACCTTTTTCATCAGTTTCTTCCCAAGTTCTTAATAAACCTATTTTTTTAACTGGTGTAGAATAATCATAAATAGCTATTGTTTGTCTTGCGTCAACATTTGCATATACTATTTCATTATCTTCATTTTCATACCAAATACCATAACCAGCCGACAAATCATTATAACTTTGTATTAAATTATAATAAAAAAAGGAATCATCATTGTAATTCCTTATATAATCAATAAATGTTTGATATTCTTTTCTATCATTGTCTTTGGCATTGAATAATTTATTAAATAATTTAGTTAGAATAGCTTGTTTTTCTTTCGTTGGCATTTCTTCTACTTGATATATAGGAGCTTTACCTCCGGCATATCCATTTATCATATTTGATATAGCAAATTCAAACGCCACTTTAGTTTCTTTATCATTTTCAGCTACCAAACCTGATGGACTATTTTTTCTTACTTTCATTCTATATAACTTTTTTCTTTTATTCCACTCAGGCTTAGCTGATTCTAATATTGTAGCTATATTTTCAGCTTTAGTTATATATTCTTTATTATATTGCAACATAATTATTACCTCTCTTCCTTTTTACGCTACTTTCGTATTTCCAAACGATGAACCTCTTTCACCAACTGTCTTATCATAAATACCAGCTAATACATCAGCTCCATCATCGTGAGCATTTTTACCTTTCTTTTGGTATCTAGTAATATGTTTATAAAATTCTTTCCATCTATTAGCCCAATTAAATGGAAAATAGATATGTTCCATAACCCAGTGAGAACTAGATAATATTCTAGCTTGTTTATTTGCTGTTTGAGTAAATGGTTTAATAACACATTTATTGGATCTATATTTTTCTTTTAATATTCTTTTTACATTTCTAGCAAAACCTCGACCACCATTATTAGATTCTATATATGCTAGATTTACATTGTTTCTATATAACATATCAGCACACTCCTCCTCGGTTATTTCCATTCCATCATCAGTAAATAAAACATCTAATATATATGGTTCTTTATCTAATAATCCATATACTACACCACACAAATAATCATCACCGGTATCAGCTGTATCTACATAAGCGTAAATAGTACCAAATCCGGGACTAACTTGATATGTTTTAAGATTCTTGTATAGTTTACCTTTTTCATCAATACATACTTGATTATAATTGGCTTCAACTATATCTTTATTCATCTCTTGAGTTTTAAATTCAAAATCTTCTCTATTTAATACTTCTTCACAAAGCATAGAACCATCATCTTGAATTGCTTTATAATTGATATGAATAACATTTCCATCATATTTATCTAAAACAAAACCAGCTAAATCATTGGTAGACCATCTAGTCATAACTATTATAATTTTAAAGCCTGTTTCAGTTCTTGATAACATTGTATTAGTAAACCAATTTTGGTGTTCTTCTAATAATAATTCATTGTATGCTTCTTTATCAGTTTTGATTAAGTCATCTATTATCATTAAATTACAGCCAAATCCTGTAGCTGTACCTTTTGGAGATGTTGCTAAATAGTTTGCTTCTTCATTTCCCTCTAAAGCCCATTTTTTCATCGAAGCTTCACCATACTTGACTTTTACATTAGGAAATATTTTATTAAATATTCCGTCCTCTTCTTGTATAGCGTCCCTTACAGCTTTAGCAAAAGTTCCGGATAGTATTTCATTATAACTACCGGTCATTATCTTATAGTGTATATTTCTACCTAAACACCATTGAACAAATAATGTAAGAGTTCTACTCTTTCCGTGTCTAGGTGGCATATTAACCACTAATACCTTTTTAGGGGATAATAAAAAGTCTTGCAATTCATTACAAAACTCTTTTAAATACTTTCTACCCTCCATATAAAAGTCAGGAGCTTTTATTTTACAATATTCCCAAAAGCTACGCCTAGCTAATTCGTATCTTGCTTGTTCTCTTACATATTCAGGTATTACCACTTTTAATCACCAACCAATTTTCGTAATTCTTCCTCACTTAAATTGGCGTATGGATTAACTATATTATTATTTATTGTAGGAGCTTCATCTTTGAACATTCCTAAATACTTACCTAATAATTCAAGAGCTTTCATTTTGTCGTATGTTTCAACAGCAAAACCGGACTGAGTTTTCTTATATCCTGATATTATCTTTTTTGTTTTATCATCTAATTCATCAGTTTCAGCAAAAATAACATTATCTTCATAATATTCTACCTCAGTACCATCTTCTTTTCGTTCTAATATCTTATTTCTAACATTTTTGCTTATCTTAGTTCTATCAGTAAAAGCTATTGTAAATAATTCATTAACTATATCTTCTATCTTAACTATAGCTTTTTCTTCTACTTTGTCTTGTAGTTCACTAATATAGTTTTTTATGTTAGCATTTGTTAGCAATCTACTAGCATTAGTTCTAGCTGTTTCTTCTTTCTTACAGGTCTTATATACATTTAGATAAGCCTGTGTTCCATTCATACCTAATTTTAAATATTCTTGGCAAAATAACTTTTGATTATTACTTAACGAGGTCATTACCCATCACCTCCAATTATTCCACCTTTAGCTAAATTATTTAGATTTATGTTTATAGGTATTTTATTTATTGATTTACCTATTTCATTTATTATCTCAGTAGTATCTTTAATACTAGCTTTAGCTACTTTTACTTTAGGAGAATTAATAGGATCATTTATTAGATCGTTAGATTGTCTATCAAATATATTTACATCTACACCTATAGAATCAATACATTGTAATTCTATAAATACTTTTAACATTTTTTCAAATTGTATAGCTATCCAATCAACGACTTCTTCATTTTTAGCCCAATCACTATTAGTATTATTAAATAATCCGCTCTCATATAAGAAAGCGTGAACCAATTCGTGTCTTAGTGTTTTTTTATACAATACATCTAATTTAATAAAAGTATCCTCAGTAGTTTTATATTTCAATATATATATTTGCTTAGTAGTAATATCAGTATATCCGCTATTTTCTTTTAATAATGGATATTTTTCTAAATTATCGTTTGTTTCTTCTACGCTTATTATTTCGTAGTTTGTTCCTAACACTTTTATTTCCATATCTAACACCTCTTTTCTCTAGTGCTAATTCTTCCTCACACTTTTTATTTCTAGGACATAGTTTACAGGATTCACTATATCTCATACACAACCCTAAATAATTCTTTTCTTTCATAGAATTACCTCTTATTCTTCTTTTCTAATCTTTTTTCAAGCCATTCTATGAACTCATCTATATTATTGAGGATAAGAACCACCGCTAAAAATAACATTTCTAACACTACCAATACTATTGCAACTATTGTATTTAACATATCTTATCACCCACTTTTTAAACATAATAAAAGGAACTATTTCTAGTTCCACTCTTTTTTGTTGATAACATCAACGAATAAAAAGAATAAAAAGGACGGGTGAATAAAGAATCGAACTTTATATCTCAAATCAATTACTCTCAATGTATTTTTCCATTAAAATATCACCCATATTTAATCAAATAAAAATAATTATGATTAGTGATTCATTCATCTATCATAATTATTTCATTTTACTATATTATATCATTATATTTTCATTAGTCCATACACGCCATTTTCACGCTTTTTTCATTTTTTTATAATTCTTCTATGAATGTATCAGGGAAAACATAAACTTTCAAATCATTCATCAATCTTTTTTTATGTTTACTAACTGTACCAACAGCCCACTCACATTCTTCAGCTATTTCCTCTATTGTTTTTTCTTCAAAATAATACATTGGAATAATATCATAATACTTGTCATTTTCTATCTTTTTTAAAGCACTTTTAACAAGTCTTATTTGTGATTTAGCCTTAACTGATATTTGTTTTAATTCACTTATTCTTGTTTCAAGCGTTTCATCTCCATAAACATAAGTATTATTTCTTTCATTAAGTATAAGTGAATTAGATTTAGCTGTTGGTATTGCTATACCTTTTGCTTCTTCTTCTAGTTTCTTTACTTCTTCGTCTATTAATTTAATAGCCTCAGGTAATACATTTAAACTATATAATATTTTTTCGGTACTTTTATAAGACGATTTAGGATTCTTTAATAACTTTTTATTCTTCAATTCTTCCAATACTTTTTTTACTATTTCATTCTTAGTTTCTTCTTCCATTATTCACCCCTCCTTTTTCTTTTATGTTCTTGTTTTACAGCATTAACCATATCATCTAGCATTTCTTCATTTAAAATACCATAATTTAATATATTTTCTAAACAACTACTTATTAAAGTACATATTGTCATTGTATTTCCAAAAAACATTTGCTTACTTGCGTCCATATCAGGTTGTCTATAAGCTAATATAACTCCATCATACGATTTATTATATTTTGATTTATTTAATCCTGTTTCATTTTGAACTTTTAGAGCAAATTTCTTTAAGTTCTCATCTTCAAATAATAATTGATTTTCTTTAGGTTTAGTTATTTTCATTAGATCCTCCATCTAACCATAATCCAATTCCTAAAGCTAGCATTTCAGCACAATTATTAATATCAATCTTCCTATCGACTTTCTTTTTCATTTCTTCGGCTTTTATTCTATAAATTGAATTATTATCTTTAGTCACCTCAAATCCCCAAATATCTATACTTTCTCCGCATTCACATTCTTTACTATCAAATTCATATCCATAATAGAATCCATAGTCTTTAGTATTTAATACAGCATAATCACTTTTTATACATACATCGGTCATACAATCCCTCCTTTTTTATCAATAGTACTTACTACTACTCTTTCTTGACTTTTTGTATTTTCACAATAAATATATCCATTTTCTATATAAAATTTTAATATTCCATCTTTTACTTTCACAAGTATATTTACTACATCTTCAACAGCTTTCAAAACTTCCTCCTCTTTATATTTTTTCATTTGCTCTAAAATAATATTTTTTACTCTTACATCTTTTATTTTATTTTTATTAACTAATTGTAAATCGTTCTCTAAAGTTTCATTTTGTTGTTTTAATTTTTTTATTGTATATAGCGAGTCATAATATAATTGTTCATAATCTTCCATCTTTTTTTACCTTATGAGTCTTATCTATTACTTTAGCAATTAATGAACCTGTTCTTGTCAATTCGGCTTCATCATATCTTAATTTATTTTTATTCATAATTAATTCTTCGGAGTTAGTCACTAAAATCAAATTATTTGGATCTATATTCAACTTATTTCCATCAGCAAAAATAACTTTATGTCCTTTTGGAATTTTTCCATAATATTGCTCATATATAACCCTGTGTTTTAACTTAAATATATTAGGTTCTTTAACTTTAATTTCTATATAACCATCAACATTAATTCTTTCATAACCTACTTTTTTATGGTTTGATGGTATATTACCTTTTTTAAATGAAGTTTTATTTGCTTTCATTAATCCTTTTGTCCCTTTATTAAATGGAACATTTCCTTTTTCAAATCTTCCAGTTAAACCACTATTTAATTTATGATTACCTCTAAAAGTTTTTATATTTTGTGGAGTTAGGTTCATTTTAAATTTTTTATTAAACATTTCAGCCAATTCTTTAGCCGTTTTCATATAATTGTTGTTTATTAAAAATTCTTTTTGCTCTTTAGTATATTTATTCATCATTTTTTTCTTTCAACTTTAAAACTTCATTCTCGTTAGTTATTCCTAGTTCATCAGCATATTTTTTTACATCTAATACTAATTTTGCATTATTAACTATTGCTGTACTAATACCAGTAATAGCTTTAGCTCTTTTCAATTCTTTTTCTAAAGCTCCGTCTTTTTCTAATTCTTCATCATCATTAAGTCTTTCTAATTGTTCAAATAAGTAGTTATTTAGGCTATTTAAGTTATTATTCACACTTATTCACCTCTACATTTGATTCTTTATCAAGTTTATTATTTATTTCGACTTTAGCTTCATCAGTTATAAGATTTATATTATAATCTTCCACCCATATACTATCAACTTTAGTTCTTGAATCTATCCAAAGATCTAATTCTTCTAACTCATTATCAGTATAAGTATTTAATATATCTTTTAATTTTTTTATCATCTTACTACCTCCTCCAACGAAAATTTTATATTGTTTGCTTTATATAACATATTTTTATTTAAGTCTTTACAATATTTTTTAGCTTTATCTTCTTCATACCAACCAGCTTCGACTATATCAATAGTAGGTATCATTCCTACCGAAAACGGACTTGTTTCAAATACAATAGCTTTTACATACATAAAATCATCGATTTTTATTCTATATATTTTCATTAGAATCACCTTTTATCCCACTATAGATAGTTTTTAATTTATATAATCCTAAAATTTTAACATATCTTTGAATTTTAACTATTCTTAAATCCAAGTTTGAATTATACATATTCTTATCAAAATACATTTGATATTTAAAAGGCTTATTTACAAAATTTACTCTACCACAATCATAAGTAATAATATCTCCTTTTTGTATTAGTGCTAATATATTTTGATTATTTCCAATTATTGAATTTTTAATTTTGTTATTATTTCCTATATAAATACTCATATTTGTTCTCCTTTAATTATTTCTAAAATTATTCCATTTATTAGTTCAGCTAATTTATTCCCACAATCATTATTAATTCTTAACTTTTCCTGAATATATGATCCATCTTTAATAGAGTCCGGTACAAATCCGTAACTTGTATGATCTATAATGCTAACAAATAAATAATTTGCTTTTATTCCTCTTTGAAAACAACCGCATTTCATATTTAAACCTAACTTAAAAATAATATCTAAATGAGTGCTATCTTCGTCCGTCCACCCAATACCAATAGTTTTATTATCTAATAAACCTGTAGCTATTCCTTTATAAGTTTCAGTACCATTAATAACTTCATTATATTTGTTATAGTTCATATTACCACTCCTCTACTTTTTGATGTAAGGTTTCTATTCCGTCATATTCGTCAATTACATATTCTAAATCATCAGGAATTTCTACAACTTTTAAATTACCAAATCTTCCACTAGCTTTTTCACCTAATTCCTCTACTACTTCAATCAAAATAGGATCTTCTCTATGTTCGTCTTTGAGATATAAACAATATTTTTCATAATCTTCATTACTAATTTCTACATTATCTCCCATATCTTTAATAAAATAATATCTAAATATAGAATTATCATCATTTACTTTTTTATAAATAAACTTTCTATTAACAAATTCACTTTCATATAGATATAATGTTAGTCCTTTTTTCTTTGCGTATAACATATAGGCTTCTTTTGATACATCAAAACCACCAAAACATTTATTCAAAATTACTTTTTTCATTTTTTTCCTCCATATTCTCAATTCGTTGTATGAGTTTAACTAATTTAATACAAAACTTGTATAAATCAGCCTTACTCATAATTATCATTTGTTTTTGTTTATTTTTCTTGTCATTAAAAACATCTTCTAACATTTGTCTTGTTAATAGATCTATTGTTTCATCTAACATTATCTTGACCTTATATACACACTAATATCTTTATAAGTTGTATTTTCTAGTACGAATAATGCTCTTTCTAAATACTCTTTATCAAACCAACCAAAGTGTGTTTCTCTTAAATGTAATCCTAACTTATTTGCTAAATATCCGTAGCAATCAGTCCTTTTAAAATTGGTATTTTTCCATAATGGATCAAACTTCCTGTGACAAGCCATTTTTAATTCTCTCAACTCTTTATTAGCTAATCTTCCAAGTGGCTTTTTGTTCTTAATATCGTGCACACCCACATAAGCTTTACAATCATCACATAAATAACAGCCACCATTACCATAAACTCTTCCGTAAACTTCTTTGTTAGAAGTATATCTAACTTTATCACTTCCACAATTATCACATTTTACAGGAATATTTCTAAAGTCAAATATACATTCATTCCAAACATCATTATTCATTTTTAAAAGCCTTTTCGTTTATATAATTTAATAATTCTATACCAAAGCTAATTAATTCATTAGATCTATAACTTTCTAAATAAAATGTTTCTATTGAGCGTCCCATTTTATTAGGCATATTATCATCACATTCAAATAGTGTGACTTCTAATAAATCATTACTATTTACTCCTAAGTAGAACTTGTCAGGAATATTTACAACTTCGTGTATTAGTTCTAAAGCTTCATCAGGTGTTAAATGTAAAGTTAAAGCTTTCATCTTTTTTATAAAGTCCTCATCTAATTTCTTAAACATTTTATCCATTTCTTTATCGGTTTTTGCAATATTTATCATATTAAAAATCACAAAAGCAAGACATACTAAATTAATAATTAAAATCATTGTTCTCATATCTTATCCCTCCTCAATAATTTTTATTATCCATTCAATAGCTTTTTTATAATTATTCTCATCTACATTTCGTGTAGTTAAAGCTGTATAAATGGTATTCACTTTTTTCTTTTCATTTAGATAAAGATTATTTATCGTTTTTAAATCTTTTTCCTTATTTTTTAATTTTTGAACTAGAATTTTATTACTATCTTCCGCTAATTGTAATCTTGTTCTTAATTTAATAATTTCTTCTTCACTCATTATTTTCACCAGCTATTCTTTTTAGCTGTCTTTCAACCTTAAACTTGTATTCATTCATTAAATCATCTTCTTTAAAATTTAAAATATATTTTAATTGATCTAAACAAATTGAAACATCAGTTATTTCTTCATAAAAATCAGCTTTTAATTGAGGTGTTATATCACCCTCTAATTCGTCATATTTTCTAGCCCACTTACAAATTACTTTTATAAGTTCACTCATTTCTTCAATCCATATAGGCATTTGTTTTTTTGCTCCATAGTGATTAACAATTTCTATATTTTTTTTAAGTGTATTTATCAATTCTTTTTCTTCGTTCATATTATTAACCTCAACTTTCAACTAAAGTATATTTTTTATATTTATTAGCCCAACCTAATTTATTTTTGCTACTAATCCATTCATCAGTAATATTGTAATTTTCTTTTCTTAAAAGATATATTGCGTGTTGTAAATCAGTTATTCTATATATTTCATAACATTCCATAGTAGATATACTTCCATATTTTTTTAAATGATTTAACACAATATCTTTTTGACTTATCTTTCCCATTTCTAATCCTCAAAATCTAATACATCTTTCCAATAGACAATATCTAATCCACATTCACTAGCCATATCTAATATTGTTTCTATTAAGTCGTGCATTTCTTTTTTATCCATTTTTGAACTTCCATAAAAGCATTTATAATCATTAAATACTTTATCCTTAACTTGTATTTTTCTAACTAGCTGTATTGCTCTAAAGCTTTCTCTTAACATTGATTCAGCCTGTGGCTCAACTAATAGATGAGTATATTTAGCTCCAGCTCTTACTAAAGCCTCAAGGTAAATATCATAATCTTCATTTGACCTATCACCATTACGAGCTTTATCTATCTCACCTATTAGAGCCCACATATATTTATTTTGCTGTTCAGTCCTTTTATCTTTAGCTTTAGATATTACTATTGAATATAATTCGTTCTTATCTAGGTCTTGAATTAAATGTTTATAGTTTTCTCGTATAGTAAGTGTAATTTCAGTTTCAAAGTTTTCATTTTTCCCACTACGAGAATAATTACCTACAAGCTTCATATATCACCTAGAAAGGTAAATCATCGTCACTAATTTCTACTGATTCTCCAAAATCGGCGAATGGATCATTTTCTTCTTTTTCTTCTTTTGATGGTACATAATCAGGTTCAGGTATTCCAGCACCCTCACTAGCTTTAGTATCTAAAAATTGTACTCTACTTGCTAAAATATAAGTTTCATATCCTTTAGTTCCATCTTCTTTATCCCAAGTTCTAGTTTTAATTCTTCCGGTAATTCCTACTAGGCTACCTTTATGACAATATTCGTTTACATTTTCAGCCTGTTTATCGTAAACATATATCTTTGGAAAATCGGCTGGTCTTTCATTTCCGTCTTTGTCTTTTCCATTATTTATAGCTATAAACATACTTACAGCTGGTAATCCGCTTGTTGTAGCTCTCAATTCTATATCTTTAGTTATTCTTCCAATAATACTTACATTATTCATTTTCTTCATCTCCTAACATTTCTTCTAAATCTTTCAAGTCTTTTGCTAAGGCTTCATTTAATCCTTTTAAAAATTCTCTTAATTCTTTTTTATCATTACTATTTTTTTTAGCTTTCTCCTCACTTAAATCTTTAGTTCCAAGAGCACTATTAAAAGTATCTTTTAATAATTTTTCACTTACACCACTCTTTTTTAGTTGATGAATTAAGATTCCTGTTATTTTTACAACTTCTAATATATTTCCCTCTACAGCCATTCCTGTATTACTAGCTATAATTTTAGTTCTTGCTCCATCTAATACCATTTTTATTTCTTTTTCAGTTATTTTATTTTTCATATTTCCTCCTACATAAAATCTCTATCACTTATTCCTACTTGTTCAGCAATAGGAATAGGTCTATAATTATCTTCTAAATCTTGTTTTATATTTTTTAATTCTTCTTCTAAATGTTTTTTATCATCATTTAATTCTTCAATTTGATTTTCTAAACTTTCTATATAATTTTCAATTTGCTTTATCCAGTGAAAGTAATTTTTTTGATTCACAGCATAATTTCTAAAACTACCTTTTAAACAATCAATATAATTACTAATTTCTTCACTCATTAGATTCACCCGCTATACTTGTCATTTTTAAATATCCGGATTTTCCTTTTTTTACCGATGTAGTTATATATTGTTTTGATATTTCATCATTTTCTTTCTTGAATTTTTCTAAATCAAATATTATTGAAGTTTCTTCATAAGAATATTTTTTGTATAATTCATCATTTTCTTTCTTGAATTTTTCTTCATCAAAATTTTCAATAATAGTATCTTTTCCATCAGCTACTCTGGTAAAATTATAAGTTGATGTTTTTAGCTGTTTTTTACCAATTCTATCTAAATCAACTTTAAGTTCTAATTTTAAATTATCTCGTTCTTTTACTTTTTCTTCATAAATTTTTAATTCTTTTTCTAATTCTTCTATTCTTTTAGCTTTTTCTATTAATTCTTTAGGTTCTAAATCAGTTTCAGTTATAAATGGATTTTCCTTTAATCTTCTTAAATCATTTCTAAAATCATCTACAGCTAAATCTATTTCATCTAATAAGGGTTTATAGTCTTTAATATCAATGTCATAAATAGTTAATCTTGATTCATCAAAATCTTTATTAAAGTTTTCAGGTCTTTCATAAACTGCTAACTTTCCTTTTTTTCTTTTTGTATATTTCATATAAAATAATAGTTGTACTAAATAGACTTTATATTCTTCTAAAGTGCTATATATTTGAGAAGTAGTTTTAATTTCTAGTATAGTTGTCTTATTGATTCCATCAGTATGACATCTAATATCTCCAATAATATCTTTTCCCTCAACAAATTTATCTTTTAAATCTTGATTTATAAAATCTCTTATTTTAGGTTCTAATATATTTCCATATTCAGTATAGATATTTCCCTCAAATGTATCTTCAACTAAACCTGCTTTTTCTTGTAATAATTCCCATCTCTTTTTAAATGAACTTATACCCATAATAATTGGAATATCACTACCACCTATATATTTATCTCTATCTACTTTTACATTTTGCATTAGTCCAACACCTCGTTTTCTAAAGTTTCTAATAAATTCTTAGCTTCAAGTTGTGTTGTCTTAGCACTTAATTTATGTTGTCTGGCGTATTCATTAACATTAATGTTTAATTCTTTTAATTTTTCTAATAGTGCTGACTTATAATCAAACTGAGGTACTTGTTCTCTAGGTGTAGTTTTAGTAGTTGTTTTCTTAGGTACTTCTTTTGACTTTTTATCTAGTAATGATTCACTCTCGTCAATTCTTTTTGTAAATTCATCAGCTTCACTATCACTATAAATTCCTGAGTAAGCTATTTTGCTATTTTTTAAAATTACTCTATCCATACATCTTTTTAAAGCCATAGCATAAGGATAATCATTTTTACAATTATCTTTACTTACCTCTCCAACTTCATAGATTCCTTGTTCAGAACAATTATAAGTAAATACTAAAGAGCCATTATAACCCTCTTTATCAAGTGTCATACATTCAGGTTTAAATTTTAATTCTTTATCTAAAACATCATTTATTTTTAAGCAACCATCGTGGCTTATAATTAATCCACTATACATAGCCTTAGTTTTGTTAGCATAAGTATTAACTAATATCCAAAAATCACTTGTTTCCAATATTCCTTTATATTTATCACTTTCCAATAATTCAATAGCTTTATTTCTAGCTTCTTTATACTTTGGTGTTATAAATTCTACTGGTAAAGTTTTTCCATTTATATTTTCGGTCTTTTTTTCACCGAAGTTATATGTTTTCTTCTCTTCAACTTTTTTTGTTTTGGCTGTTGCCATTTTTTAATCTCCTCCTTTAATTTTGCTATTTCATTTTTTTGACGAGTAATAACTCGATCTTTATATTCACTTTCAGTTTTCAAAACATCATAATTTAGATTTAAAGTGTTATAAGCTCTTCTTAACTTCCAATATCTACTTAATTTTTCTTCTTCCATTACTTTTAACCTATAAGTGGAGTTTCCTTTTTTTCAATTAAATTAGATTTTTTATAGCTAAGAACTTCTTTTATTATTTCTTTTGGATATTCTTTTTGTATTGAATACCAATCAACCATACTTTTTAAGTATCCAAGTCTATTTTCAGGGATTGACTTGTTGTTTTCTAATATTGATAGAAAAAACTCTTTTCGTTGTTTTCTACATTCTTCATATAGTTCACTCAACACCGGAAAATATTTATTACTTTTTCCTATTTCTTGAATTGACATATAAAAGGTTTCAACTTCAATATCCTTAAAAATTTCATACCAACTTGTTAATTCTTCATCACTTAAATCTTTTAAAAAGTAATTAGCTAACTTTTTCATTCCTTTCAAAAATTCTAATTTTGTCAAAATAATCCACTACCCTTTCTTTCAATTTCAATAGCTCTATCTATGTCACTCATAGAAATATCTTTTAGTGTTTTCTTCTTAGCTGTAATTTTTTGATTTAGGTAGCCCTCGAATTTATTACTAAACAATGTTTCAGGTCTTAAAAACTTTTCAAAATCAGTTCCTAACCATTCTTCACATTTTTTATCAATAACAATTTTAAAATCATCTAAAGTAAATCCATCTTTAATTCTAGCTTTTATAAGAGTTTGTGTTTTATCAGTAGAATACTTATAATGTGAATTACTTTTAATATTTAGATATTCAACAATTCCTTTTATTTCTTCTAAAGATATTTTTTTAACATTAACATCTACATTATCATTAACATTAACAATAACATTAACATCTTGATGTGTTTTGTTTTCGTTCTCTTTTTGACTTTCATTTGATTTTGTTTTGATTTCTTTTTGATTTTCTTTTGTTTCTATTTCGTTTTCTTCTTGATTTTCATTTGATTTTGTAATTGAACCACACTTACTTCTTTTTTTGCTTTTTTCTAAAGGTCTGCGTAAGTTATTAAATATCTTTGTTTGCTTATCATTTAAAGTTGGTTCAATATCTTCAAACATAAACTTTGTTATTGCTAGTAATAACTCTTGTTGTTCTCTTTCGGTTAGTAAGGTAATCAGTTCGTAGTATTCTTTATATATAGTGAATCCGTTCATCTTTTACCTCCAATCCTTTTGCTTTTTTAACCATTAAATGCTATAATCTAATAGTAAAATGTTTTGTTTTACATTTGATTTATGAGTTCTCAACCAATTCATAAATCTTTTTTTATTTATTAATTTCTTCAACAAAATAATCAACAATCTCTCCTCCTACAGCAAAGGCTATTAAAAATGTTAAAAATCCAAACCAAGTCCACCCCATATACTTTCCTGTAATCCAAGAATAGATTGTTAGCATAAATAAATCGTGAGCTACTATATATGCACATAATAGTAAAACTCCTAGTAATGCTATATTTTTCCATTTAATTTTTATCTTTTTATTTGTCCTTTTCATTCTTTAACCTCGTTTCTATTTTTGTTTAAAATTACTTCTTTGATTTTCAATTCTTTTTTTACTAAATGTGTAGGTATCAAAATATCTCTTTTACTTTCAGGAATATAATAATTTTGTTCCTTAGCAATCTCCAAAAGATGATTCATAACTCTTTCAGCTTGACGCCTACCTTGTCCTAGAAGAATTGATAACTCAGTAATGTTTAAGTAAGGCTTTTCCATATTTTCACCTCTTCTTTGCTAGTCTTAGTTATTTTTTCTTATTGTTATTTATATCACTACCATATTTAGCTAATATATAGATAAGAGCAATTAAAGTGACACAAATAATTAAAGTTATTTGTACGCCTGTACTCATATTTACACCTCCTCGTTTTCATTTAACGCACCATTTTGGTGCTTCGGTGGTAAAAAAATTTCGTCCATAGTTTTACCAAAATATTCACTTAATTTCACCATTTCATTAAGCTTAAATTGAACTTCACCTTTTTCCTTTTTTCGATATTGAATCGGTGTAATTCCAAGCATTTCAGCCATTTCCTTGTTTGTCAAATTCTTTTGTTCTTTTAACAAAATTAATTTTTCTTGCATTATTTCACCTCCTTAGTTTTTGTTTTGACATCTTAATGATAGCACCATATCGGTGCTTATGTCAATAACTTTTATTTAATTTTTTGAAAAAAAGTTCCATTTTGTTGCTTTTTATTTATATAAATGCTATAATTAAGTTGTTATTTAAAGAACAAATAGTAAATAAACAAGGAGGCTATATATGAAAAATGAAAATGATTTAAGAAAATATGCTGGTAGCATTATTAAAAAATTAAGAGAAAGAAAAAATATGTCACAAGATGAATTAGCGGAACAATTAAATATAACTCGTCAAGCTATTTCAAGATATGAAAATGGTGATCGTGGAGTAAATCAAGATTTATTATTTCAATTAGCTTCTATTTTTAATGTTAAAATAGACGAATTTTTTCCTCCTCTAAATAACGGCTATTTAAAACAAGAAATAACTAAAGAAGAAGAGTTTGAATTATTAAAAGAAACATTAAAAAGAAAAGGTTTTTTAAATGATAATGAAGATTTAAGTGAAGAAAATTACAATCGTCTAATAGAGTTTGCTAAGGCTAATAAGCCTTTTATTATGAAAGATCAAGATAACAATAAATAAGAATATCTCTTATAAGAAATATTCTATAATAAAAATTAAAGTTTTAATATCAATGTTATTTTTTTCAAGATATTCATAATAACTTTTTAACTTACTCACACTTAACCCCCTCTCAGGGCTCTATTATAAAATTAACATTTGATTATATCAAAAAAATAAATATAAATTATAAAAATTGCCTAAAATGTCAGTTTTTAGGCGTGAATTGTAAAAAAATGGATAAAAATATGCTAGTACAGATATTTTTAGATAAAAATGAAAGGAGTATAAATATGGAGGACACAATAAAAAAAGCTAAGCTTTCAGTTATTGCATTAGTTTTCAAATTATTTATTGATCTATTTGCTTGTTGTATTTTAATTGGTTTAGTTTGGTTTCCAAAAGATTTAATCAATTATTTCACAACTAAATTAGAAATAACTAATCGTAGAATCAAAGGTAAAATTGGTTTAATCAAAACTAACGAACTTGATAGCCCATTAAACAAAATAAATAGTGTTCAAGTTAAACAAGGTCTATGTGGAAAGATATTTAATTATGGAACTATTATAATAACAACAGCTTCTTCTATGTTTGAGTTTGATTATGTGACTAATCCTAACGAATTTAAAACAATTTTAAATAATCAAATTGAAGCTTATGAAGAAAATAAAATGGATATGCAAGCCAAAAAAATAGCTAAAGCTATGAATAAATAAAATAAAAAAAGACGCCTAGAGGTGCAACTCCAAGCGTTTAATGAAAACCCTAAGACTAGCAATCTTAAACAAAAATAACACAAGGCTATAATTGTAATGAGTTTTCTATTACATTATAGCACTTATTAGAAAATAAAACAATAAAGGAAGTGCTAAAATGTCAGTTTTTAAAGATAAAGAAAAGACTAAAGATGGTCGTCAATGGAGATTTAAAGTATATTATCACAATACCGAGGGAAAACTTGTTCCCTACACTTCTAAAAGGTTCTTATTAGAAAAAGAAGCAAAAGCAGAAGAAAGAGTATTTTTACTTAATAGAAATGCTCCTGTAAAGAAGAAGTTTGATGTTGTTGGTGATGACTATTTTAAAGACGCCGAAAAAAGAATAAGAGAATCTACTCTATTAACTTACTATTCACAATATAAAAATAATATATTGCCATATTTCAAAGATAAATATATAGATGAAATAAGCGTTATGGATATAGAAAATTGGAAAAATAAATTAATAGATAAGAAAATTAAAATATCTACTTGTAATCAATATTATGTCGTTTTTAAAGAGATTTTTAGTTTTGCCAATAGAAAATATGAACTCAATTATAATCCGGTTGCATTGTCAGGAAGATTTAAAAAAAGAAATGATGAAGTTGTTGAAACTAAAAATAAATTACGCTATATTGTTTATGAAGAATATTGTAAACTTATAAATGTAATACACGAGGATCTATATCATTGTTTCTTTTTAACTCTTTACTTTACAGGTATGAGAGAGGGAGAATTACAAGCTCTTACTTGGAATGATATAGACTTTAATAGAAAAGTAATTATTGTAAATAAAACCTTGTCAACAAATACGAAAATAGGTAGATATAAAATAACCGCTACAAAAAATTGTCTAAATAGAGAAATTACAATGTCTAAAATACTTTATAATGAATTAAAGAAATACAAAGAAATAGTTATGAAATATGAAGATTTTAGAGAAGATTGGTTTGTTTTTGGAAATGGTGATTTTCTATCAACCTATCAAATGAAAAAACACAAGGACAATTATTTTATTGAAACTGGATTAGAAAAAAATATTATAACCATACACGAGTTTAGACATTCCCACGTTAGTTTATGTATTAACGAATATATAAAGTCAGGTCAAACTGATTCAACTAAATTCTTCTTAATGATGTCACAAAGAATGGGACATAGTTTAAGAGTAATGCAAGAAACATATATGCACCTATTCCCATCAGTTCAGGATAAAATTATTGATTTATTAGATAATTTATAAAATATTAGTACCTAAATTAGTACCTAAAAATTAGAAAAAGCCCATAAATAAAGGGAAAAGTAATGTTTTAATTTTTTTATCATAAAAAAGAAAAGTAGTTATTGTTAATCAACTATTGCATTTTTCTAATTCTCATAAATACTTTTAAATCTTTCTCTGTCTACATTCTCTTGATTATTAATATAGTCCAAGTATTTTTCTTTATTTTCTTCTGTATATGGAGTATCAGAATATAAATCTTGTAATAATATTGTTCCGTTTGGCTGTCCAATACCCACAAATATATAATTTTCACCTATCTTTGGTAATTCCTCATCCGTTATATAATCACCTTTATGCAATATAAGAGTTCCATCTTTATCATATCCACCAGGATAAGTTACTTTAATTATATTTTGTAGATCACCCTTCAAATTTTCTGTTACCTCGATTTCATATATAGTTCTAGCTGAGCCATAATCTGAGAATGTCCTTTCAATTTCCTTATCTACCTTTCCTATAAACACATAATCAGCAAATCCAACTTGATAATATGGATTTGTTTCTTCATTCACAAGTACTGTATCATAATTTAATTTGCCATTTGGCTTATAATTTGAATTTCTATTGTTAAAGTACCAAATTACACCACAAATCATAGCAATTATAAAGATAACTAAAATAGATAAAATAATAATTTTTTTCTTTTTCATAACAATACCTCCTTTATTTTGTTCTTATTTTAATAAAAATAAGCTTTAATTCTACTAATAATCAACTACATAGTAACATATTTTAAAAAAGTTACAACTTTTGTTCAAAAAATGATTATCGGCAAATTACTATTTATTTAACAAATCACTAAATTGTAATTTGTAATTTTAAAATATTCCCTTATTATATCGAAACATTGCATAAAATATTATAGTAATTCCCATTGTAATTCCTATGCTTAATACTACATTACTTATATGAGTATAATTTAAAATTGTGAATACGCCTGCTAGTATTATTGTAATTCCAATAATTATGCTTCCTATTCCTACTTTTTTTCCAAAAGGTATTATATCTTCTTTTTTTACTCTTTTTCTATGATAAGAATGTAGTAAAGATATGTTTCCTTTCATATTCAATATCCCTATAATTATTATAATTAAACCTATTATTATTTGTATTATAAATTCTCCCATAATATATCTCCTTTAAAAATTGTAATTTATATTACTCTTTATCTTTTTTACTATTCTTATATAATGTACTAAATATTAGTGTAAATAACATTGGTATAACTGAATATCCAGCATTATCTAATTTATGAGTAATTACCAAATATCCACCAACCAAAGTTAAAATTGCAAATACAAGACTTAATATTGAAAATATTTTTGATATCAATTTTTCTTTATTCATAGCTTTTAAATTTCCTTATACATATAATTTGTATTACTTTTTATTAGTTATTTTATAAATAATTAAACCTATTAAAAAGCCAATACCAGAATCAACCAAATACCAAACTGTGTGAATTAAAGCTGAACTATTATAATAAATAAACACTGATGGTATAAACAATATAGATATAATTATTGGATAGATATATTTCCATTTTTCCTTTGAAATACTAGCAAATATTATAGCAAGTATAAAAGTTGATACCAAAATTAAGAATACCATTCCCATTATATCTGTTGGTCCTGCAAATAAAGGAAAAATGTAAAACATAAATAACTGTATCAATAATATTGTTATTTCCTTCCATATTTTTCTCATTTTAAATTCCTCCAATCATAACAAAAAATTACTATTTTTCTAACTAATTACTAAATTGTAATTTATCTAACAAGTTTCTCTATCGAATTGTATTCATCTCCACTTATTTGATATATACCATTATATGGTTGTTCAATATAATAACTATTGTTTTTCTTATATACGAATATTGTAGATACTCCAGCTTCTATAAAGTGAAAATCAACTTTTATTTCATCATCAATATTTACAGGTGCATCTTGTATGCTTTCGTTTTTAGTAACTCTTTTTGTACCATTTAAAACATATAGTATATCTTTCATTTCTTCTCTGCCATTAATACTAATATCTTTTTCATTTTGATTTAATGAAATACTTTCTAATTTTTCAAGTTGAGGTAAATTGAGTGTATAAGTCCTTCTATCTCTAAAATGATAAAAAACTCCTATCACTAACACTACTAATACAATTATACCTAATACTGCAAATAATACATTTTTGTTTTTCATACCCATTCCTCCAATCATTTCAACAAATTACTATTTGTCTTTCAGTTCCTATTATATCATTTTATTTACTTAAAATATTAAAATGTTGGTTAATTTTACTAAAACCATGTTATACTAATTTTAGTTAGTAGTTATTACTACCTATAAATTGTTGCTTTTAATGGTTGTTTTACCAGAACCATAAGGGCTCCATTTGAAATCAACTTACGGACTTAAAAGTTTGTGAGTTTTTATTTTATATAAAACTTTAAAGTTCTCTTATCACAGAAAGGAGGACTTTTTTCATGTTTGAATTTAAAGTAATTGTAAATCTAAAACCTAATAAAGTTTAACAGACATTTTAAAAGATTTTAAATATAAGGTTATTTTAGGACAGATTAAAACTATCTTGCACACCAACTTACAAGTAATAATACCTACTGAATACAAAATTACATATCCTACTAACTCTTACAATACTTGAATACAAAGTTAATGAAATATCAAATAAGCCTTTTTATATTAAAGAACATAATCAAAAGTACAATATTAAAGAAATTACACAATTTTTGTTTATTACCATTTAAGATGTAAAAATCATAATTGTAGTGGATTTGGATTTCATTACAATACTGAAAAAAATATTATTAAAGATATTTTAATATTAGTGCCAAAAAGCTAATTAATTAACATTATTTAAAGAAGAAAGGAATGACAAAAATGAAAGTTACTTATACGAGAAAAGGAGATTATTTATTACCAGATTTATATTTAGAAAAAGGCGAAAATTATGGAAGGCTTGGAAGATATGGAATATTAAGATTACACTTTATTGCACAAAATAAGCAAGCTCTTTATGAAACATTATTGATGACAAATAAATTAACTCATCATCTTCTTTTAGTAAGTAGATCTTGTGAGAATTATTATAGAGAACTAATGGGAAATTATATTAAGAATGATGAAAGACTGCCTGAAAAAAGCAAAGAATTAAATCCATTAGAATGGACAAAATTGATGAACAACTATAAAAATACAGCAGAAGAAATTGCCTTGAATGAATATGTTTTTATATAAATAATCTTCAAAAAGAGGAAAAAATTATCAAAATAATTTAATCCTCTTTTTATATATTTTTAAATCTGGGAGTAAAACTTATGTCTAGCCAGCACTGAATTTGTACTCCCGTACAAATTCAACTATGGGAAGTTCCCAATCCCTTTTATAAATTTTCTTTTATTTCTGGAAACAAGTCATACAAATTATATCCTAACAGATTATCAAAATATTCTTTTAATTTATATGTTTCTTTAATATGATATTGAGTATTAGAATATGTACCTCTTCTAATCATTATATCAATCAACCTTTTATCAATTGTAAATACTTTGTTTCCTTGTGGACACATCAAGTCACATAAATTTATTAATTTTTCTTCTATTGTGTATTCATGTTTTTTTATAAAATTTGTTAAAAATGGATTGTCTTTTGGATTTGGGACTCCTCCAGCAGTACATACTATATCATTATTTAAATATGAGTGAGTAAGACAAATATCAGCATATTCATCATCATATCCTTTGTTTTTTAAGTATTCATATCCTCTCATAACATGTCCATGTGACTCACCATTATACTTACCAATATCATGTAAATATCCTAGAGTAATTGCTTTGTCTATATCTACATTTATTCCTTTTTCACATAATGCTTGTGCAATTCTACCAGCACTATCACCTACAGATATACAGTGTTCTATCCATCTATCATCTGTTGTGTTTTTTCTTTCGGTTTCTAATAATGTTTTTGCTTCTTTAATTGTTAATTTCATCTTTGTTCTCCTAACTTATTAAATAAATCTTCATATATTTTATTTCTATCTAATTTAGTAACAAAAGTAATATTATGTCTATTGTCCGTTACTTCATAAGAAGTATCCTTTCTTATATTTGGACAACTCATTTGTTCCGTTTCAAACCATTTTTTATTTATCATATAAGCTATTACTGATATATCCCATATTACTCTTGATTCTTGCACACCATGATATCCATCATTATAAAATCTTTCAATTAAATAATTGCATAATTCAGATTTGTTTTCTAAATATTTTTTTAAAGTATTAATATCAATTCTTAATTCTGAAACAATTTTTTTACAAGGAAGTATAGTTAACTTCACTTTTGATTCAAATACTATTTTTACAGCTTCAACATCTTGTCTAAAATTATATTCAAGGTTATCTTCGTAGCCTAGTTCATTGCCTCCTAACCAAACAATTTCTATTTTGTTTACTATTTTTGGTTCTTTTTTGATTGCTAAAGCAATATTAGTAATAGCACCAATTCCTAATATATAAGTTTTATTATTTTTTAAAGCAATTTCTATAATTTTATTTACAGCATTATTTTTCTCATCATAACCGTTTTGAATGTAATCCATTGAACCTTTAAACACCTTATTATTTGTATCAAAGTTTAACCAATTACATATCTTTAAAATTTCATTATAACTCAACTCTTGTCCATCTCTTACTGTTAAATCTCTTTTTGTATGAGAATATGGCGCAACTGTAATTGCCTCAATATTAAATAGTTTTTTTGATTTTATTAAATATGATAATGCAAATTGATCATCACATTCATTATAAGTATCAGTATCTAATATTAAATTAATTTTATCTTTTTTATAATTTAAGACATATCTATAAAATTCTTTCCAACTTTTAACTCTTTGTATATTGGAATACCTATTATAAGGTGTATCCATTAAAATTGTTGTTATTCCATTTTCAACACAATCACTACATATACTAACAGAATCATCAATCATAATATCAATATTATGCTCTAAACATTGCTTAGTTTTAGCATGTTTATCGTAAGCATCTGTTAAAATCAAGTCATCATAATAAATATTATTATCTTCAAGCCACTTTTTTGTCATATTATATGGTTCTGTATATTCTCCATTGTCTCTTCCTGTGATAATACAAATAATATGACCATCATCATGAAGCTTATCTATGTATTCTTTAGCACCTTCAATAACACCTAATTTTTTTGCTATTCTTTCTATATTATTTTTGTAAAAATTGGTTTCTTCATTCTCATTCCAATCAAACATTCCTTTTCTAATATAATCAGCATTTTTATTTATAATACCCGAATTTCTTAATTCTTTGTCATGCAATAAATACTCAGTTAATAAAGTATCATTAAAATTTGATATTACATTGTCTATATCTATTCCTATCTTCATATATATCCTCCGAACTTTTACTAATTTTAAACTATAAAAATTATACTATATAAATGCAGTTTTTTCCATATGCCTATTGAAATTTAATAACAATACATATATAATATTTTTAGAAAGAGAACTTGGTTCGTAACTTGCTGTTTATTCGCTCCATAAGATAAAATCGTCGCACCAATGTGACGTTAATGATTAAATCAATCTGAAAAGATTGATTTTTTTGTGCGTTATTGCAAAGAAAGGTGTGATGTGTTATGATTAAAATAATTAAAAAGAAAATCAATATGAGTGATGAACTCAAAGCCAAGATTAATTGGTCTTGCAAATTTAATAACAGACCCTACCAGATTATTGAGGGTCACCTAAGAATTGTGGAACATACTAATCTAGCGTATGTTGAGCCACACAAAGTAATTATTGGAGATACACTATATTTATTCTTCAATGAACAAAAACATTTTTATATTGGGAATTTAAAGAAGAAAATCCCTATTGCTGATTTATCAGAATACATAGCAAGGCATTAATTAATTGAGAGTTTATATACTCCCATAATATTGGTTTATTTTGTGTGTAAATAATCAATATAAAGTATAAGGTGTCTTGTTATGTGACACCTTTTTTGGTGCCTTTCATTAAAAGAAAAGGAGGAAAAATTATGAATAATGAAAGGATGATTGCAGCAGTTTATATTCGTGTTTCGACAGAGGATCAGGCACGAGAAGGATTTTCTTTAGGAGAACAAAAAGAAAAGTTATTACAACTCTGTGCATTTAAAGGTTATGAAGTATTGAAGGTTTATGAAGATGCAGGAATATCTGCAAAAGATATGGAACATAGACCAGCATTTCAAGAAATGCTACAAGATATGAGGGACGGAAAAATTAATTATATTGTAGCCTACAAACTAGATAGAGTTACTCGTTCAGTTCGTGATTTAGAAGAACTAATATCTCAGTTAGAAAAATATAATTGTTATTTAGTATGTGATAGAGATGATGTTAATACTTCTACTGCTAACGGAAGATTTTTTGTAAGAATGCTAACAGTATTATCACAGTTAGAAATTGAAATTGTATCGGAAAAAACTAAATTTGGACTTAATGGAGCAATTAAGTCAAGCCATTTACCAGATCCTGCCCCACTAGGATATAAGAAAGATGGTAATAAGAAAACTATTGTTGATGAAACAACTAAACCTGTTATTGAAAGAATATTTAAAATGTATTTAGAAGGCAAAAATTTTCAACAAATATCAAATGTCTTTAATGAAGAAAAATTATTAAATCCAAAGAAATGGAAAGACACGACTATTCAAAAGATAATTGATAACAAAATCTATATGGGAGATTATGAGCAATATAAAAGAATTGCTAAAAAAGAAAACAAAGAACCTGTTATTTATATGAATGTTGTAGAACCAATAATATCACATGCAATGTGGGAAGAATGTCAAAGACAAAAAGAAGTTAATCAAAGAACTTATACTAGAGATAGAGTTTATTTATTCTTTCAAAAGATTAAATGCCCTACTTGTGGAAGAATAATGAAATGTAAAGGTTCTGGTGGTAAAAAGAAAAAGTATATGTATTACAATTGTGAGAAATGTCATTTAAATTATCGTGAAGATAAAATAGAAGAATGTTTAATGCAATTTATTTATGACCTAGTTGAATATGATATGGCAGTTAAAAAGTATTTTTTACCTATTTTAGCAGACCATAAACCAACGAAAACTGATGATATTGATAAAGAGATTAATGGGTTAATAAAACAAAAAGAACGCGTTAAAAAAGCATATATGAGTGGTATTGTTGAAATGGAAGATTTTTCAGAAGATTATAAACTAATTGAAGAAAAATTAGAAATTTTAGAACAAAGAAAATCAGAACTTTTAAACTTAGATAATATAACTTTTACACCACAACAATTAATAGCAGATAGAGATATTGAACGAGAAACTATGATAAGATTAGATACTTTAAATGATGTTGTAAAAACAAATTGGGAAAGCAAAACCAAAGATGAAAAACAAGAATTTATATCTAAATTTATTGAGTCAGTTATTCTAATAAAAGATAAAAACAATGAACTTTATATAGAAAAAATTAATTTTAGAAAGAGTTATATTAATAACCTAATGAAGTTTTTAGATAAAGGAATATTAGATGTATTAGTACCGGTTGAGATAAATGGTAAAGAAGAATTTATTATTGGTAGTCCAAATATTTCTAATGAGCAAGTACAGGAATATTTAGATAGATTAAATGAATTTTATGAAACAAAAATGTATCAACTTTATGAAAGAGTTGATGAAGATACAGGTAATATTATTGGTGAATTCACACCTAAAAAAGATGAAAAAATTATAAGAATAGTGCCTATTTCACCTACTGAAATAAAAACAAAATCAATTATAAATAAAGAAGATATTGAAACAAAATATGGAATTGTTACTTACAATCCTAACAAACCAAACACGAAAGGAAATGATTAAATTATGGAATTAAAATATACAAGAATTGGTGATTATGAATTACCAAATTTAACTTTAAATGATAATAAAAAAGGAACAATTAATAAGTATGGAATGTTAAGACTTGATTATTTAAAAACACATAAAAAAACACTTTACACTACACTTTTAATGAAAGATGAACTTACTAATCATCTTGTTTCAGTAAGTAAAAATGCAGAAAATTTATTAAATAACTTGATGGAAAGTTATAAAAAATCAGATGAAAAACTATCTGAAAAAAGTAAAGAAACAAACCAACTTAAATGGGCAAAAATTATGAATAATTATAAAATTATAGCTGAAGAAATCATATTAAATGAATTAATTTATACTGAAAATGTGTGAGTACGTACTCACATATTGTGTCTAGCCAGCACTGAATTTGTACTCCATACAAATTCTATATGGGAATTCCCATACCCTTAAATTTTTAGAAAGGAGATTTCAAATTATGAGAATAAGAAATAATAAAGTTAATGTATTTTTAAGTGATGATGAGAAGTTTATTTTAAAAAGAGATTCTTCAAAATTAAACTTATCTCAGTCTGAATATATTAGAAATTTAATTATAGGATATGAGATTGAAATTCCAAAAGTCAAAGAAGAACAAAAAACTAAAAAAGACGAATATATTATAGAAAATATTGCTAAAGCACTAGAAGAAAATATTGAATGCTTAATTAAAGTAAAAAACAAATTTCATTATCTTGGATATTTTGAAGATGAACGAGCAATTGGAACTAAAATTGAATATTTAAAATTACAAAATACCACACTTAAAAAATATATACCTAATGAAAATGATAAAGACAATGCCAACTAAGCATTGTCTTTACTATTAAAATGGATCTTTTATTTCAAACTCAATCGCATCTTGTTTTAATAATTCCAATTGTTCTTCTGATAAATATTTTTTATTTATAATTGCTTGCAATATAAATTCGTCAAAGTAATTATCATTCATTATATAATACCCATCAACTTTTTCTTCTGTACCATAACTATCTTCTAATTTCCATCTTTGAGGTTTATTATTTTCTAATAGATTTACTCCACAAATTGACATACAATGATGAGGATATATATCGTGAGTATTTAAAGCATCTTCCTTTGTTAGAAAATCAAATCCAAATGTATTTTTATAATTAAATAATCTAGTATCTAATACCCCAGATTTTTTATCTCTAAACTTTCTTAAATTAATCCTTATATAAACTGGCATATTATCTTTAAGTTGTTTAATTACTAATTCCTTTATTTCGTTTATAGGTAAATTTAAAAATTCAACATAACTGCCTTGATAAACATTGCCAAGATATTTTTCCCTGTATAATTTATAGTATTCTTTATTATACATAGGTATATTACCTAAAGAAACAAAGTCATTTAAGTTAATACTTAAAAACTTATCCCTAAATTCTATCGGTGTCATATTTTCATATTTCACATAGTTTGATTCTTTATCTTTATATTCATAATCAAACTTCATTTTAGGTTCTCCTAAAATCTTTGATAAAAAGATATAATTTTCTTCTAAAAATGTTTCTTTCATTTTTCTTAAATCATCAATATTTGTATTTTCTCTTTTTGCATTTAATAATTTAATACAATCTTTTTTTACTTTGTCATTAAATAAACCAGTGATATTTTGCATTCTTAAACTTTCAAATACATCTGGCATATACTCATAAGGCATTAAACCATATTTGTTTACAATAGAAACAAACCATTGCCAATGACCACCCTCATTTACACAATATTGTAATATATCTTCTTTATCTACATATTCCCAGTCAGTATTTTGTATATTTATGATATTTTGATAAACATTATTAGATTTTTCTAATTTATCAAAAAATGCAATATAATTGTTTGATAATGCAAATTTTTTTAAATCGATATTCAAGTTTTTTGCCATATCATATTGAATAGTATTTAAACCACAATATATCCAACATCTATAATTATCTTTTTGGTCGTATCTTTTTCCGTCAGGTAATTCGATATTAAAAACGGGTTGATTTTCTTCGATTATTCTTTTATCGATGCAACTTTTTTCTAGTCCATTTTCAGTTATTGCATTTTCTATAATTCTGTTGAATGAATTGCTATTATATGTATTACTAAAATTGTTTATCATATCAAGTGTTATTTGTTCTTTCATAATTTTTCCTCCTTGTATAATTAAACATTAAGATTAATTTCATTAATATTATACATTAAAATACAATTTTTTTCCATAATCCCTTGAAAATATATAGGAAAATGATATAATTAATTTATCAGAAAGATTTAATCAAATCTTATAGTCTTAATTTCGCATACGTGTATAGTTAAGGCTCCATAAGGAAATACGCTCGAACTATTCGAGCTTTGATAAATAACTAATTCAGAAATGGATTAGTTTTTTTGTGTTTATCGAACTCCACTCGTCATGCTTGGAAGATATAAATACAAAGAATCATCCAAAAGAAAGGATGATAAAATGATTACTATTATTAAACAAGAACTTGATATTGATGAATCTCTAAAGACTAAACTCTCATATATTTGTGAGTTTGCTAATACTACCCCAACATTCATAAAAGGTAATATTAGAAAATTAGATAAAACTAATTTAACTTATATTGAACCACACCGAATAATTATTAAAGGAATCAATTTTTTATTTTTTAATTATTCTAATGAGATTTATATTGAGAATCTATCTACAAAGATAAAAATATCAGAACTACAAAATTACATTAAATATATATAATACCTATTGACTTCTAGTTTAAAACCTATATAATAAATAACCAACAAATGACAAGCAGTATCAGTCGTTTTAGAAAGCGAGGTACATCTATGGTCAAAAACATATTTATTATTAAAAAATTATTTATATATGAAACGGGAGTTAAAGGTATTAGAATTATCTAGTGTCTTTGACTCCTTTTTTTAATGGAAAGGGATGATAATTTATGAATAATAATACTAAAATAAACGCTGGATTATATATGAGAGTATCTACTGAAGATCAAGCTCGTGAAGGATTTAGTTTACCAGAACAAAAAGAAAGATTAGAAGCCTATTGTAAGTTTAATGATTACAATATAGTTGAATACTATAAAGATGCAGGTATAAGTGCTAAAACTGGGAATCATAGACCCGAATATGAAAGAATGTTAGAAGATGGAAAAAATGGCAAAATAAATATGTTTATTGCTCTTAAATTAGATAGAGTTACTCGTAGTGTTAAAGATTGGGAATCTTTAATTGAATTTACTGAAAAATATAATATAGATTTGGCTTTAGTAAACGATAAGATTGATACTACTACTGCTAATGGTAAAATGGTATCTCGTATTATGATGAGTGTATCTCAAAATGAAATTGAAAGAACTAGTGAAAGAACAATTATAGGTTTAGAAGGTGCTATTAAACAAGGACATATTCCTGCAAGAGCACCACTTGGCTATAAACATGTTGATAAAGTTTTAGTTTCTGATCCTTTAACTAAAGATATTGTAATAAGAATATTTAATCTATATTTTGAGGGTTGGACTTATTTTAGAATAGCAAACTTATTTAATGAAGAAAAAGTTTTAGGTAAAACAAATTGGTGTGATTCTGGAATACTAAAGATTATATCTAATGTAATTTATAAAGGAGATTATATACAAGGGAAGACAACTAATAATCCAAGATATTTTAGTAATGTTGTGGAACCACTTGTATCAAAAGAACTATGGGAAAATTGTCAAGTTCAAAAGAAAAAGAATCAAAGAAATTATATGAGAAGTCAAACTTATATCTTCCTACAAAAATTAAAATGTCCAAAATGCGGAAGAATACTTGCTGGTGGTGCATCACATAAAATTAAAGCAGATAAATGGTATTTCTACTATCGTTGTGAGAATTGTAAAAATAATATTAAAGAAACAGATATTGAAGAATCCATTAAACATATTTTAAGTGATATTTTGGAATATGATAATGTTGTTAATGAATTCTTCTTACCTATGCTAAAAAATAAATTAGATAATAATAAACCAGATTACGAAAAAGAGATTAAAAATTTAGAAAAGAAAAAAGATAAAGTTAAAGAAGCATTTTTAAATGATCTATTTACTATTGAAGAAGTTAAAACTAAAACTGAAATAATTGATAAACAAATAAATAATATGAAAAATAAAATATTAGAAAACGAAACTGCAGAACAATTAGATTTTACTGTTGATGATATTTTATTAAAAAGAGATATGGATTTTATAAATAAAGTTAAGTATCCTATTTCATATTATGCCTTTAATGATTGTTGGGATTTATTAGATAGAGAGATTAAAGCAGATATAGTTATGAGATTTATAGATAATATTGAATTAGAATCTAAAGGAAATAGATATTCAGTTAAACAAGTAGATTTTAGAAGTACAATGTATGAAGATTTTAAAAAGTTATATGAACTTGGATATATAGATACAAAAAGAAAAATGACTTGTGAAAAAGATGGTGTTTCTATTGATACATTTGTTAGATATAGTGAGTATCTACCTGCTAAACAAGTAATGCAAAACTTATATAGATTAAATCAATGTTATGAAGTTGATTTATATAAAGGAACATTTTATAAAGATACTTGTAAATTGGATTTCTCACCTTTCTTCAAAAAAGGTGATGTTCCAATAAGAGTATTTCCACTGCAAAAAGATACTGGTAAAGATTTATTAAGTATGGGAATGCTTGTTACAAAAGAAAATACTCTTGATGTAAAAGTTGATAATTTAAGAGATTTATTTGAATGTATTCCACAAGAAGTAACAGAAGATGATTTTTAAAATGTGTGGCACGTTTTGCGATTTTACTCGTGAAAGTGGCGATAACATTTTAAATATAATTAACGTGGCACGTTATGAAAATACGCAAGTATTTTTGTAAGTGGCGATAGTTAATTAAACGGATTCTAAGGTGTTAAACCTTAGCCCACTGGATATTTTGTATGCAATGCGTACGAAATTCCTAGGGGGTTAGAAATTTTGGATGACAAAATATTCTTTCAAATAAGGATGGTGATCATATGACTGAACTTGCTTATTCCCTACATTTAAGTAGTGATAAGAATAGAAAAAATATATCAAAACAAAATAGTAAAAATAATATAAGTGGAACAACTTCTTTGCCAAATAATGCTATACAAAATGCAAGACAATTATCTAAAGTTGATAAACATAATTATAGAAAATATGATAATGAACAAGATTTAATAGAAATTGTTAGAGGCACTTCTTCTCCATTTGAAGATGTAAAAAAATTATATTTAAAAGAGTTTGAAGAAGCAAGAATTGAATATAACAAATTACAATCAAGACCTAGTAGAATGATTAATGATTATTTTGAAAATGTTTCTAATAATGAGAAAAAAGATTTAGCTTGTGAAATTATTATTGAACTGGGAGATAAAGAATATTGGGATACTAAAGATGAAACATTTAAAAAGAAAATGTCAGAAGTTTATAAAAAACAAGTTGATGATTTAGAACTACTAGTTCCTAACTTTAAAGTTGCTAGTGCGATTATTCATTATGATGAAACTAGTCCACATATGCATATTGTAGGTGTTCCTATTAAAGAAAAAAATAAAAATGGTATGTCAAAACAAGTTGGTAAATCAGATGTATTTACTAAAGAGTCTTTAATAAAACTACAAGATAATATGAGAACATTATGTATTGAAGAATTTAACGAAGAATACAATCTAAACACTTCACTAAAGAAAAAACAAAAAGGTAGAAATAGAGATATTCATGTATCTGATATGGACAACTATATTGAAATGAAAAAGCAATTAGAAAAAAATACTGAGTCATTAGAAAGAGCAAATAAAAAATCTTTAGAACTTAAACAAAATTCTAAAGACATAAAAGATAAAAACGATAAAATTAAAACTCTTACTGAAAATAATGAAGCACTTTCTTTAAGAGTTAAAACACTAGAAAAAAATAATAAGGAAAAAGACAACCAAATTATTTCTTTAAAAAATAAGATATTTGATTTATCAAAAACTATTGAATTTTGGAAAAACAAATTTGAAAAACTAATTAATTTTTTACATAGTAAAATTCATAACTGGTTTGACAAAGATGATAAATATATTGATGTAATTAACGAAATGTATCAAGATAATGTTTTAGATGATGAGGAAATTGAAGAATTAGATTTAAACAAAGAAAAAGATGACTATGAAAGATAGTCAACTTTTTTATTAAATTATTTGAGAGTGTAAAATAAAGTGTGTAAGTTGAAAAAGAACTACACACTTTTATTGACAAACCCAATTATTTTATCTTTTTGATACACCTTTAGTATTTTGTTCTAATTGTGAAACTACATCTGATAATAATTTTTGATAGCCTTGATATTTCACTATTTCATCATAAGTTTTTGCTGGAATAACACTTGCTTCTTGCAAAGTTTTTGCCCAGTCTAAATAGTTTATACCATCAATTTTAGCCATCATTGCTAATCTTAATTTATCACATGAACTATAAAAACTATCAAGTGATATGTTAGTTGTTGAAATTAACTTCTTAATTTTAGCATAATCTTCTGCTAAATTAATTTTTTCTGCTTGCAAACCTTTACGAAGTCTATTAGCAATTATATCGCCTAAATCTTTACTAATTTTTTTAAATAATTCTTCAGAATTATAGTCAATAATAATAACTTCGGCATTAGATAATGACATAGCATAAGGTAAATAGTCTTCAGTTCCTAACGAAATATAACCTTTAAGAGCAGTATAATATAATTGAAATTGATTAAATGGTATTTTATTCATTGAAATATCTCTACTCATTGCTTCAAGACTTTTTTTAGCATCTTTTATCAAATCATTTTTTTCAATCTTTTTTTCTTGTTCCATACATAATCCTCCTACGTAATATAATTATACCATTTTTTTGAAAATTTAGCAAAAATAACTGAAAAATTCATTGAAATATGCTATAATATTTAATAAGAAAAGCAAATAATTAGATAAGGGCTAGTACAGACTTATTAAAAATATTGATAAGGAATACTATGCTCTTTTTTTGATGTAGGAGGTATAATATGTTTCTAAAGAAAATTGAAATTGATAATTATAGATTATTTGATAAAAAATTTGAAATTGATAACTTTAATATTCCAAATCAAAAAGATACTGGTTCAGGTTTAACATTAGTAGTTGGTGAAAATGGGTGTGGAAAAACTACATTATTAGATGCAATAGCATTATGTATGTTAGATTACAAAGCATCATCATTTAATATATATGATATGAACAATCCTAAACAAGACACTAACATTGTTTTTACTTCCAACGAAGATTTTAATGTATCTGGTTCTATGCCAAAATCTGATTTTAAGGCAACGGGATTTAAATTTAAAGCTAATTTAAGAGCGACCAAATCCAAGACTTATTTACAAAATCCAGTTGTTTTTGATCAATATTATATTAGTAAAGATCCAGAAAAACCTAAACCTGGAAGTCCGGATTTAAGATTAAGTGTTAATAATCCATTTTCAGGTAAAAGATTTAATGATACAGATATTTTGTTTTTAGACAAAAATAGGATTTTTCAAATTAAATCCGGAAATTTTAATAGTACTAGATTTGATAGATTAATGAATGATTTTAATACTCAATATATTAAAGCAATGAAAAATGATGAAATAATAGATTTAAATGAAGACTTAAATACTAAAATCAAATATGGTAAAATAGAAAATTCATTTCTTGAAAGTGCCATAAATGATTTTGAAAAAATGAGTGGAAAAAGAATAAAACTTGACTTTATCAATAATTATGAGCCATTTTCTAAAGCTTCATTTATAATGAAAGAAAATAATAATATTCAAGTTCCATTAAGTAGTATTGGTTCAGGTTATGAAATGATTTTTTCATTACTTTACTCATATTATTTAGCAAAACAAAATGACAAAAATATAATTATTATTATTGATGAACCAGAATTACATTTGCATCCTGATGTTCAAAAAAAGTTTGTTGAATTTTTATTAAAAATATCAACGGACTCACAAATAATTCTATCAAGTCATTCACCAATTTTAGTAAAACAATTACTTTATAACGATAAAATAAAGACCATAGTTATAAATAATAATAAAACCACTTCAGAAATAAGCGATTTTAAATTATCATATCTATCTGCCAACGAAATAAACTATTTAGCATTTGGATTAGCGACTGAAGAATATCATAATGAGTTATATGAAGAACTAAACTTTAAATATTATCCAAATGAAACATTAATAAAACAATTTGATTCTAAATTCTTTATAAATGATAAAAATGAGCCAAAAATTTATCCTTGGAAAGGAAATCAAAATGAAGTTAGTGTTCATACATATATAAGAAATCAAATACATCATAGAAAAGAAAATGGCATTCCTGATTATAGTGAATTAAAAAAATCAATAGAATTTATGAGAACTTGTTTTTAAAAATCAAAAAACATGTTATAATGTTATTAGTGATTAGTTGTTTATCAACTTTAACTATTTGGAGTTTCGAATAACCTTTGTTATCGCTCCATTGAAATAAATCGAACTAATAAATAGTTCGTTTTTTTGTTTAAAGACCACGCAGTCAGCTTGATGAAATCATGGATAAAGAAATTATTCTGAAAAAATGATGATTTTAGTGCTTAGTATCATTGAATAATAATTTGGAATAAAAAATCAAAATGAGAGCTAAAATTATATATAGGTTTTTTCTGAGATAATAGATATTTGATTAGAATTTTTAACAAAATTATTCAGTTAATATCAAGTTTTATAAAGTTATTATTAAAATTATAACTTTTTTGATTACTTTAAGAATTATATAAAAAAGGAATTTTTTATTCATAGAAACAAATATAATTTATAAAAATCTATTTAGTTTGCAAGAAATAGATTTTTAATATATTTATACGAGGGTAGTGTTATTTTATGGTGACAATATTATAATTAAAAAATTAGTAAAATGAATAATTTTGATAAAGCAGAAATAAAAATTTAGTTATTATTTTTATATTCATTTTTTTGAAAAAAATTGCCTATTGGTTGATTTAAAACAACTGATATTTTGTATAATGTATCAAGTGAGCAGCCAATATCACCTTTTTTAAACTCTAATCTTCTTATGAAATCATATGATCTTCCTACATCAACTGCAAGTTGTTCTTGTGTTATACCGGCAATTTTTCTGTATTTTTTGATGTTTAAAGAGACATCTTTCATATAATTGTATTCAAAATCAAAATTTCTTTTAAACGTTGTCATTAATAGTTCACCTCTATTAATAGTATGCTCTAAAAAAAATTTTAAAATCCGGTACCACAAATGTCCTGTTTTGTGATATAATAATTAATAGAAGGAGGTATTTATGAAATATTGTGACAAATGTGGCAGTGAATTAATGAATGATTCAAAATTCTGTTCAAGTTGTGGCAAAAGTCTTAATTCAAATATTCAAGAAAATAGTACATCAGTGGTTATATGTGCAATGGTGGGACTATTATTTCCAATAATAGGTGCAATTTTATATTATATTTTGAAAAAAACCGATATTAAAGCAGCAAAAACGGCTAATACATGTGCTTGGATTAGTTTTCTTGCCCGATTAATATTTTTACTTTTAGGTGGTTTTTCAATTTTTTCATTATTTTGAGAGGAGATTATTTAGTAAATGAAAAAAATATTTTTATTATTTGCAATAGTGACATTATTTTTAACTGGATGTAGTATGAATGATATATATCAACCTTTAAGGGAAAATATTCAGGAGCGTGAAAATAATAAGTTTACATTATCTAATGATAAAGGATATTCTGATGAATATGGATTTGCTTATTATATAGAAGGAACTGTTAAAAACAATACAAACAACAATTATTCTCTTTTTTGTAATTTCAACCGCACCATTATTTGTAATAATTTAATTCTACATCATAAACACATTTATAGTCAAATATTTTCCTAG